CCTGCCATTGTAGATACGGTGTTGGGAATAGTTACGCCAGCGGCATTTGCTACCCACATACAGAAACTTCCGCACCATGGGAGAAAGTTAGCCTTTGTAAAAGCGCCGTATTTAGTTTCGTTATCTTTTGGTCCTTCTACATAACCAATTTCAGCTAATGCAACTTCTACCATACGAGCTGCTGTGCCTTTTGCTGCTGCCATTATTTATCTCCTTTTAAAATTGATTTCTTAATTTTCTTGCTATCTGCTTCTGATGCATATAATGCTCTTAGATGAGCAGTAGCCGCTGACTTACTTGGATGGCATCCAACTAAGGATCCATCAGATTCTTTTACTACAGCATAACCTTTGCATCCTGAAGCGCCATGCTTAATTTGCCAAGGCATTATGCAACAACCATTGATTTAAGAGATGCTGTAATCTTCCATCTAAACTTTTCGTGTGCAGTAATTCTATCTGCAAAGAAGTTTGCAACTCCTTGTTCACCCGTAGATGTTGCAGTATTGAAAGCAACCTTGTAATCTGTAATTAATTGTTCATTTGATTTCAATAGGGATTGAAGCATTTGAATTGGGTTATTTGCATTTAGGTCTAGATCGTAAGTAACATTTGATACCGCCGCAATCTTTCCTACCTGAAATTCTGCAAATTGTGCGAATGATCTCTGCCACTCTGCAAGAGTGTCTACAGCGTCAAATGCATCTGTGTAGATATCTGAAAACATTTCATGGAATTGATCAAATAGAATGCCTTCGACATTCCAGTGATATCCATGTGCTTTTGTGTAATAAATAAAGGTGCTGGCCTGTAAGGTTCTCAGCTGTGCGATTAATTCTTCCATACACCCATTATACCATTTCTATTTTGTAGTCTCTCCGACACGATTCGAACGTGCATAGATCCATTATGCGCCTAGTGGGTAGAAACCACTGCCAATACGGAGAGGTAGCGTTAAAAATTTGAGATATCTGTCAATTATCTGAAATATCTTCTTCCTCTAAATCTACATCAATTAATCCATATTCAACTGCTATTTCATATCCTTCTTCTGTTAAACTAATTAAAGCATCTAGATTTTCATCATATTCAACACTCAATAAACCCTTTTCATATAAATCTAATAACTTATTATCTACATACTGTAAATGAGATTCCCATAATTCTGGTGCTAGATGCTCAGCTTCTTCTGTAATTTCATAAATAATTTCTCCGTCTTTATTTACACCAATTAGTTCAACAGCGCCTATTTCAAGATAGTATTCTAACTTCATGTTTTCATCCATATTATCAAAATCATCCATTAGATCTCCTTTGTTTTATCAGCAGGAAGGCTACTGACCAATTAATCTATCGCCCTTTACTAACCTATTGTAAACTACCATCTTCATTTTTGTCAATGGTCTCTTCTACTATTTGCTGTACATATTCTGAAAAATGCTTTCTAATATTACCCTGTGGCCTAACACCTAATGACTTCCATATTCTTTTATATTCAATTACATTAGCAAATGTAGTCGGACAAAGCATGACACTATTATACTCTTTCAAAACAGTTGGAAGCGGGACATGCTTTGTGCAGCATTTGCAGTCTTTTGCTCTTAATTGGTATTCGCTCATATTGTCATCATTCTCTCTAATGCATCTTCTATGCCCTTGGGCATTTGGGGTGCTCTAATAACTCCCATTTGAAATGTATCATCTAGTTTATTGTCTACCGTCATTGAATCATATGTATGAATTTCAACTTCTCTATTTACTTCTGGTCGTGTTTTACTAATTGAATTAAATACTGCACCACATACAGCATCAGCTAAGTCTTTAGATCCCTTTCTAGGGTGATCTACTTTATCTCTCATAATTTTAAGCTGAAGTAATTCATCAATTAGTAACGGTATATGTGGACCGTTTAATCTTTCTTCCAAAACAATCATAGCCATATCATCATAATGTTTTTTAGCCACCGACAAAATTTCTGTATTAATTCCATAAGCCTGAAGTTGTTGCATCATATCATGTGAATTCCATCTGTCAAATGTACACATACGAATTTTAAATCCACGAGTTCTTAATGCTAAAATATGATCTTTAACTTCACTAAAGTCTACAGACTTATCTGGTGTTGGAGTCCAGTATCTAACTGAATCAACATTTACAATTGGTGCTGGCTGTGAATAATCATTAGTTATTTTAACATTTACCCAACGATCAACGTGTGCCATTGATACTGCACAATGGTCATGTTTTTGCGCTAAGTCAACGTGAATAAAATACTCTTTACCTTCTTCTGGCTGGAACCACTCTTCTAATCTACCAAATTGATCTATGGCCAATGCTGGTTTATTAAAAGCCTTTTCAATTTTCTCTCTTGACTTAAAAAATGCATCTACCGCTTCTGATGGCATGCATGCAAATCTTCCTAGAGCATCAACCATATTTTTATGAAATGCTACAGTAAAATCTTCAATCTTTTTAGTTGGATTAACTTCCCATGTCGGTCTTTTTAATGCAAATGTCTTTGGGTAGACGTATGACTTGATATGGTCTTCTTCCCACTGAACTTCAAATTCATTTCCCTCTATGCCATCTGGAAGTTCATCATTAAGTTTTAACTTTTTAACTCTTGCAACCACTTCTTTCTCTGCAATCACAGCCTCGTATCTTTGCTGAATATAGTCATTTTTAAAACGTGGAAAAGAAAGCAATATTACTTTACCAAAATCTGGAAAACGAGAATCAACTGATGCCCTATACATATCATAAATTGCATCACCTGTTTTTGCCTGATCATGTCCAGTAGTACTTTCAATAGCAAAACCTGAAATTTCATCAAGGATAACAACAATAACGTTATAGCCTTCCCAAGCTTCACGTTCTGAGTGACCTGAGTGAACTGTTATAGCTTTATTAAATTTAATTTCAGATGCTTTATCTGTATATTTACCAATAAACCATGGAGAGCGATCAATACGTGTTTTAAATCCTTTAAAGAAAACGTTGCTTGCCTGTTGTGCGTTAATAGCAATATTGATAATATCAATTGAATCTCCAGGAGGTTTACCATAATAAGTTGCTGGATCTTTTAAGCACAAAAGTAAATGTACTATGTAGGCTACAGAAATGGTAGAACAATAATCTTTTCCACTTCCTTTTCCTAGTTGAGCAACAACTTCATTACAAGTTTGCTTGTACATTCTTTTGCCTTCTTGCTCGCCAAAAAGCTTTGTTAAGGTAGATTCTTTATATATTTGAGAACTTTTTTCAATAAGTGTATATTGGTGATCGGATAATGGGGGCAAGCCAAGATAGTCTGGGCTTGTTACAAATGTCCGAAGATCAACTGGACGTTCTTCAAATTCTTCGCCGTCAAGCATATCGATGAGATCATTAAAATCAAACGACATCTGCTTCCTCAACTACAACTGATTCAACTACTCCAGTAATTTGCGATAGTCTTCGTGCAACATCCATTTTGCATTTAGGGCATGAGGCTGTAACTTCTTTTAAAATTCCAACAAGTATCTCCTGCTTACGCTCTGTATCGGCAATTTGTGTAGCAAGTTCTACATTGTCTAGTAGTCCAACCTGCTGTAGCATTCCAATTCTTTTTGTTTCAATATCTGCAATTAATTTTAAAGCTGTATTTTTATTATTAAGTTGACCCTGTTGATCGGAATCTCTAACAACTTTCCAAGCTTCTTGTATTAGCATAGAGTAATGTTGGTCTGCACCAGAGATTGCTTCTTTAGCTCTGTCTCTAGCCGCTGTATCATTTTTTACAACGCCCTTCCATTCATCTATGAGTTCTAATACTTCTGCCCTCTTTAAACCAGTTAGAGAGGCTATCTGAGTTGGATTACTACCTTTGAGCAACTCAGACACCACTTGGTTCATGCGATCAAAATGATCTGCTAATTCAATTTCTATTGTAATCATCCTCTATTCTTTGAATATCATCTTCGCCAAAATAGGTTCCTGTTTGAACTTCAATAAATTCAACTGGATCTGATTGAGATTCTATTCTATGAAGGTCCCCCGCCTTTATATCTATGGAGTGACCTGGTGACATTACACGGCTGGTACCATTTATAGTTACATATGGATGTCCAGAAACTATAAACCAGTGCTCATGTCTCTTTTCATGTCTTTGGTAGGATAGTCTTTTTCCAGCCTCAACATATATATATTTTGTTTTATGATTACTAGATTCATCAAGAATTGTATAATATCCCCATGGTCTATTTTCTGTACTCATTACATTATTATACTTCTAGTTGACTGAAATAGCAAGTTTCTTAGCAATTTTAAGTAAGATTAAATAACCAATCATGTCGTCAATATCATTATCTCCCGCAAACCCTTGGCCATTTTTAATTCTATTAATCTTATCATCAATACGAATTTTAATTTGTTCTTGATTGTCCGCCTGAGAAAATATTCTAATAGGACTTAATGCTGAATCCCCATAAGAAATATTTTTATTAATAAGCATCTCTGCAATTTCAAGACACTCTATAATTATTTTATTACCTGATGGTGCATCTGTAGCTATTAGTTGTAGATCAGTGATCCACATTTGATATCCTTTATCTTTTTCTGGATAACCCGCCATTATTCCATCTCCTTATATAATTGTTTAAGACCCTTTAGTGTGCCTATATCCATATATTTACCGCCTGGTCTTACCGCCCTGATATCTAAATTCATATCAATCCATTCTTGTATTTGTTTTCCTGGATGATCCAACTCAACATCTATATATCTTATCAAATTTTTTCGGAATAGCATAGTGCCCCACATATATGGATACTCGCAACTAGCTTCTTTATCCATAGAAGAAAGAACTTTATCTCCAGATAATAATACCTGTCCAACTCTTCCCTTTAAATCTTCTGTACATTCCCAGGTTCCAAGAACAAGATCTCCTGGGGTATTAATCATTTCTTTATAAATATTTTTATATGTATTATGAATATATGTATCTGGCATTCCAATAAGTACTGTATCATTATAATCCCCAATCATATACTTTACTGCATCTGACATTGTAGATGGCTCACGTACCATTATTTTAACATTCATGTCCATGTTTTGAATTATTGGAACCCATTCTGAACGTGTAGAAATTCTAACCTCATCACATACTTCAAGCATTTGTTCTACATGCCATTGTATTAAAGATCTTTCATCAGATACTGGTAAACAAAATTTGGGTATGCCGCCAACCCTTGAAGCCTTTCCAGATGCTGGTAAAACTCCTATAATAGCCATTCATGTTCCCTTCTTTTATTTATATTCCACCCTCTATTATATGAAAAATTTGATTGTTGTTTTTCTGTAAAATATTCTCTATTTTTAATAAAAGTTTCGTTATTCTTATCACGAAGTTTTTCATCACTATGTATAGTTTGAGATGCTCCGTGTGGTGCATTAACTTGAATTATTCCATGAACATAGCCGTCTTTAAGTGATGAACGCATTACTCTTTCGTAGTAATCATTGTCCTCAAAGTAAATGGGATAAAAGTATTCATCAAATAATCCTACTTCTTTTACAATATTTTCTCCTAATGTAAATGCACTCCATGCCTCAGTTGTTAAAATTAATTTATCGGATCCACTTTCATTATGTAATTTTTCTAGTGACCCTTCTATCCAATGCGTGTCAGCGGAAGAAAACATCCAGTATTTTTCATGAGGATATAGCTTAATCGTTAAATTCCAAGAACCAGACATTCCTAAATTAGATGGAAGATTTAGCACCCTAACGTTCAGATCTTGTCGCTTGGGAATATAGTTTTCTTTACCATTATTAATAATTAAAATTTCTTTTACTGGATAGTCAATAGTATCTAAATTATCATCTAGTAAATCATATCTATTTAATACTGGTATGGCTAATACGGGAATCATCTTTTTTTAATTAATCCAAACTGCTCTAAGTATCTTTGTATAGTCATAGCAGATACTCCACACTCTTTACCTATTTCTGTTACCGTCTTTTTTTGAACTATATATCTTCTATATAACCACTCACGACTTTGATATAACTTCATCGTTCTGTTAATACCTTATTCGCATAATGTGCAATTCCAAATGAATCTGCAACATCATAATCATTTAGTGCTAACCCGTACTTATTATTAAAATAGTCTACAGTTCTTTGTTTACGCATATTCCTTAATTGTGTCTTATACCATGAATCTGCATATCCTGGATTTTTAATTCTTATTGCTTCCTTTTCCGCTTTTGTTGGATTACTATTCTTTATATATGCCTGCCAAGCTGAGGGAGAAATTGTTATAACCTTAGTTCCCGTGGACATAAGTTCTGCAATTACTACTCCATACACATATGATAATTTTATCACAGCATCGGGGGATCTGACAAGGATAGCTCCCTCTACAGCGATATAATCAGCCTTTAATTCATTTAACATAGCATGTGTTTTTACTTTAGCATCATACATTTTTTCATATATATCTAATCCAGCTAAATTTATTTTGCCCCATTTTAATGGAACATCATTTTCCATTAAGCAGAATGCTATAGAATTTGTTGAAGCATCTATTCCCAAAACACGATGTGCTTTAGATTTAATTAACTCACCCAATTTCATTTATAATCCCCAACAGTTTATTCTTTGTAGATGTACTAATATTTTTTTCACATGATGAACATACTGCTGATTGATTATATCTACTTAACTTAATACCACATTTTTTACAGATCCTATGTGCGCCATTTCGAATAGCTTTCTTTTCATAATATTTTTCCATGATGCGTCTATTTGTTGCAACACGGCAACATTCATCAGAACAGTATTTTTGATTATGTGTTTTAGCATCAAAATCTTTAGCGCATTCTTTATTGGCACAGATCATAGATTTGGAACCTCAAATGCTTCAATTTGAACTGTTCCTATGTCAGCATCTTTTGCCCAACATGCTTTTTTAACTGGACAATATTTGCAGGCAGACTGAGATTTAGTATATGGCCTCATTGGAATATCTCCATCTTTAAAATTATCATATACTTCACATAACCAAATAAAGGTGTCTTCAATGATCTTAGTGTTACGCTCATTCATTTGAATTGGAATAATTAATATCTCTTGAGTGTTCTTATTCTCATACAAGAAGAATCCTTCTTTGGCCCCTCGCAATTTCATATAAGTTAAAAGCTGAAGCATATGATTAGCTGATGGCTTCATTTCTGACTGTCGGGTATCCCAAACCTCCTGTTTAGCAGTTTTGATTTCACCAATTACCTGCTCACCATTCCAATCAATTACAAGGTCTATGAAACCCCTAATTGGAGGGTATTCATTTTTAATTTCAATTTCTTCCTGAGCTGGTATGCCCATTTTAGAAATTAATCCCTGTAATCTTTCGTGAGCTTGGGTGCCCTGAGCCATGTTGGCAATAGCAATAGAATCATTATCGTCTATAAAAACTACTCCACTAAATGCCATATACCAGTATCTTGGGCATTTACCATGACCGTAACCAATTGTACTTGGGCTGAATGAAGTTTTTGTCATTTGTCCATCTGCACGTTTAGTTTCCAGATATGATTTATCAAGCATGTCTGCAAACGTTTGTGGATCAAATGCGCCTGTATATTTTTTAAACTTTAAATTCTTTACTATATCTCTTGCCATTATGAATTATATCGAACCACATATTTGAGACTATCAACTAGGCGATCCAACGACTCCTTTACTGAATAATATATATTCTTCTTATTATTATTTGCAGTACCCGCTTTGTCTTTTGCAATAGTTGAATAATAAGATGCTAACATTGCAAATTTTGCAGAGATAGCCTGCAACTCAATTATTAGTTGAGGTGCTTTTGCAGCTGGAACGTCTGGATTCATTAAAAGTTTAATTATTACAACCATAGCACGATCTAATTGTTCATCCTTCATGTAGTCATGAAGATCATTAAATTCTGTGATATCGCTAATTAACTCTAAACTACTCTTGTCCGTCACGCTCTTTAATTTCCTTATCTAATTTCATTACTTGCCAGTCTACAATTACACCGATCAAGAACCCCATCATTAAGCCAAATGTAAAGTTAGCCATTATATAAATCTCCCAACTAAGCCGTATCCAAGCCACAACCCAAAGATTCCCATTAAACCAGCAAATACTGGAGGAGCTGGAACTGGAAGCTTAAATAAAGCAAAAACTATTCCGACACCCATTCCCGTAATAGTTGTCATTAAAATTTCTTTCATTAGAAAGGAACCTCTACATCATCCATATGCCAATCTTTTATTCCTTCAAAAGACTTTTCTTGATTTTTATTTAAGCTATATGTTGTTACCGCAATTGTATCTGCATTAACTTCGTATGTAGTTCTATTGTTTCCTTCTTTATCTGCCCAGGTTTCCTCATATATCTTACCCATGATTACAACCTCTTGTCCCTTTTTAAGGGTATTAACTGCTTGCTCTGCAAGACTTTTCCAAGCCTTTACTGTCCACCAGGAAGTATTCTTATCATCCCAGTTTCCAGTTGCATCATTTTTTACACGGTCATTAGATACAACACGCAATCTAATTCCCCCGCCATTTAACTTAATTGGATCTTGTCCTACACGACCAACTATTGTTATTGTTGGATTAGCCATTTTTGTTTTCCTCCCAAAATGCGATCAAGTCTTCTAAGACTGACCACTCAATGATTCCAAGACGAACCTTAGAATCCTCACCGATTATAATTTTAAGAGCGGGATGCATATCACGACTTACCTTAAAAGTATCTGTACAGATTTTAGCCCATACATCTTTATTTAAATTAAATGATGCTTTGGCTTCTTTATAGTCCACAAGGAACTGATTCCACTTTGCATCACCTTTTTGATAGTCGCCACGACCACTATTTTTTTGTGCCTTAGCGCCATCACGTTTAACTTCAGATCTTTCAGACATCAATCAACCTGAAACTTATTCTCATGTTTATTAGAACATGTCCAATACATTATTCTATTATCGGAATCCCACCACCCACCAACAACGTCAAGCTCACAGTACATACACGATCTTATTCCGCTAAGCTCTTCAAACGTTGTATTAATTTGCTTAGTTTCTTTTTTATCAAAAAATTCATTAAGATCTGGCATTTATTTCTCCTATTAAGTTGTCTACAACATCTGGATTTTCTTTTAAATATGCTACAGCCTTTGCACGTCCTTGAAAACGTTCTCCATTCACTGTATACCATGCACCACCCTTTTCAATAATTCCACACATTTCTGCAACATCTAGAGTCTCTCCAACCCTATCTACACCCAGAGTTTCCCCTTGGTAGTAAAAGTCATACTGTCCTGATAAATTTGGGGGACCGAGTTTGTTGTAATCAATAATCCAATTAACTGGTCTTCCAACCCTTTGTTCAATGATTTTGTCGCCAACTTTAATCCCAGCCTTAATAGCATTCGCCTCAGCTTCAGACGACCAGAGTTTAATGACAGTGGAAGAAAAGAACTTGACTGCCATGCCACCTGTTGGGATATGACTAGCATGCATAGATCCAAATTGATTTCGTTGTTGTGAGATGAGAACAAGTAATGTGTTTTTGTTTGCATAGTTTAACATCTTGACTGCGTGGGTCATATCCTTTGCTTCTGCGCCGATTTGCTTAGTATCTTGCAAATCCTTCATTTCATTTCCGTCTTTTTCAAAATAAATTCCTGGTAAAAGTGCTGATATTGAGTCAACTACTATTAGGTCTACTCCAGCCTCCATAAGCTTTACTCCAACATCTACCATATCATTTACTGTTTTTGCTGATGAATAAATTAATGCAGATGAATCTACACCTAATGACTCTGCCCACGATTGATCATATGATGCTTCTGCATCAATCCATGCACAGGTTTTACCTTCTTTTTGTGCTAAAGCAATCATTTGTAAACAGAAAGATGACTTACCAGCAGACTTATTGCCCCAAACAAGTACTTGTCTGCCATAGCCTAGCCCACCTTTGAGTGACATGTTAAGTCCAATTGAAGGTGTTAATTGTTTTTCTACTTTTACATTTTGTGCAGACTGAACTCTTGCTCTTGTTTTTGGATCTAATTTTGCTAGTATATTATCTAACTCAGTTGTCATTTATATTCTTTCTTCTCTCTGTTTAGTATAGCATTAAAATAAATTTCCGTGAAGCTTTGGACGGTCTTTATTTATATTCATTTTTTTATTTAAAATTTCATCTAAACTATGAAGTACCGCTTCTTCATTTCTCATTGCTGCGTATATATCAAGCAGTCGAATAATAACATCTGCCATTTCTTCTACAACCTTTTCAGATCCATGATTTTTTCTGATAGCCTCTAAAACTTCAGTTACTTCTGAATGGACAAGGGCAAGCTTATTTCCAACTTTGTCATGTGTATATTCTCCATCCCAAAATCCCTTTTCTTTTGCTGTCTCATGTAGTAGTGCCGCAAGAGCATCTAGTCCATAATCAGTAACTAATTCATTCTGTTCCATCTTGATCCTTTAATTTAAAGATAAATGATTCTGCATCACCATCATATTGAATTTCTAATTCTCTGTCTATATTTGTTTCATCTAAAAATAAACTACTTGGAACTTCAACCTGCTTATAATGAAGTAGTATTGAAGTTAGTATCTTTGAAACATCTATCTGAACAGATACTTTTTCTTCTTCTGTCATTTTACTTCCTTAACCATTAATGTTCCATCATCCAATTTAGATAGAACTGGCTTACAAATCATGCCCTCTCGCATTTTGCCTAAAGCCATTTTATATAAAGTAGAAAATACAATTGCTCTGGTAAGATTTTTATCCTTATCGGTCATAACAATATGAGCCATTGTTTTGCCTGCCTTAGTTTTATAATTAGTAAAATCAACTACTAATTGTTCTTCTGCATCCATACTGTATTCTTTTGTATATAAATATTTAACAAACGGGTCTTCGCTATTAGGATTAATATCTGAAACCTTAACATATCTAGAAATTCTATTATCTCCGACAAGGATGAAGTACATTTGATTTGTTTCAATGGGTGTATCCTCATTATGGAACAGCCCAATTGATCCAGTTTCATCTACTAACTCTACTCGTGCCCAGCCTTTTCCAGTTCCACGTTTAATTGATTTAACCATTCCAAACATAACAAACGAACCTAGATCATCAAAATCTTCAATTGGTTTACATTGTGCTTTAATGCGTGGGGGCAAATCTAAGTTAAATGTTGGTATTCCTAAGTATTCGTAGTAGTTGTCTTTTTCTTGTCCCGACCTAGGATTATCTTCGAAGGCAGCGCCACCAATTGAATTAAGGGCAGTAACAGCTCTACTATTAATACCGCTACCTTTTTTAGAAGACTTTTCAATAAATTCTGCATAATCTTTAAATGGTCTCTTCTCTATAATTTTGTTTGCAATACTATCTGAAATAAATTTTACCTCAGCTAGCCCAAACCTAATTGCATCTTTCTGTAAAGAAAAATATAAACTTGATTCATTTACATGTGGAAGTAATACTTTAAGACCTAAACGCTTCGCCTCAATTAAATACTCCGTTCTCGCATCTTTATCATTTTCATTTTTAAGAATCGAAAACATGAATTCAAGAGGATAATACTTTTTAAGCCAAGCAGTGTAATAAGACAAAAGGGAATAAGCAACAGCATGGCTGCGATTAAAGGAATAGCCAGCGTGAGCCTCAAACATATGCCATAAAGCCTCAGCTTGTTTCTTTGATATATGCTTTGAGGCGCCTTCAACAAACTGGTCTTTGAACTGGTCAAATTCTTTTGCATCTTTCTTCTTTCCAATAATCTTGCGGACCTTATCAGCCTCTGACCAAGACATTCCACCTAAGTGGACGCAAGCTTGCATAACTTGCTCTTGATAAATGATAACACCATATGTATTTTCTGTAAAGGGCTTCATAATTGGGTGAACAAACTCAACGGCTTCACGACCATGCTTTCTTCCAATATAGCTTGCGCCTACTGTATTCATTGCTCCTGGACGAACAAGGGCGTTAGAAGCTGCAAGATCTTCAAAATTACTTACACCCATTTTCATCAATAAATTTGTGTAAGGGGTTGCTTCTGCTTGGAACACACCCTTGGTATATCCTTCGCTTAATGTTTTAAATACTCCATCATCATTTAATGGTAATTCAGATAAAGTAATACCTTTGCTATGTCTTTTTTGAATTGATTCTAAAGTATCTGAGATTACAGATAAAGTCTTAAGCCCTAGCGCATCTAATTTAATAAGACCTATATCTGCAACCGTATCCATATCGTATGCGACGACTGGAATTCTTCCCGATACTGCATCACTTGCATCAGCCCTTGATTCTACTGGAGCATATTTACGCAAATCATCTTTTGCAACAACAACTCCTGCAGCGTGTACGCCAACAGATCTAATTTTTCCACGAAGTTTATCTGCAAGCCATACTACCTCTGGGTATTTAGTTCTAAACTCTTTAGTATTCGGTGAATCCATAAAGTCTTCGAAAGTATCGACAGACTTTAGGGCTTTATTAACATCTGAAAGGGGAACCATAAATACACGAGCAGCATCACGAACAACACCTTTATCCTTAAAATAAGTAAATGTAGAAATAGATGCTACATGCTTAAACTTCTTTTTTAAATAATCTTTAACTTCTTTTCGTCGACGATCCTCAAAGTCTGTATCAATATCTGGAAAGTCATTTCGTTCAGGGTTAATAAATCGAAAAAACAAAAGGTCATATTTAATAGGATCCACATCTGTAATACCTAATGTATAACAAACTAAGGATCCAGCAGCTGAACCACGGCCTGGACCAACCATAATATTATTAGTTTTTGCCCAATTAATCATATCTCCTACAACAAGGAAATAAGATGCAAAATTTTTATCCTTAATAACCTTTAGCTCTTCATCTAGGCGAGCCTTATAGACCTCATCAGAAGCCTTCCCAAGGCTCTCTAAGCCTGCTTCAGCCATTTCTCTAAGCTTCTTATCAGCATTAGTTTTTGGGACTGGCAGAAGGTCTAACCCTTGATTAAAATCATATTCAGATACCTTATTTGCAATTTCCATTGTATTTTCATAAATGTCTATTCGATTAATTCCAGCCTTATTAAAATCTGCTTCAATTTCTGAGCGGGACTGAATAAATAAATTATAATCTTGAAATGAAATTCTGCGGTCTGGATAAAGATAATTAAATCTAGCTAACATGTCCTTCATTTGACGAGACATTTCAAAGTCTGCATCTTTGTCTGCCTTAGGAGATGTTGATAAAATAAGCATGGCTTCTTCTAATACAGCATCTTCCCCTTTAGCAAAGTGGGCATCGCCTGTGGCTACCGCTTTAATTTTTAATTCATCAGCCAATTCAAGTAACTTTGAATTTATTTCTTTTGGATTGTGTGATTGAACCTCAATGTAAAAATCATTACCGAAAGTTTTTTGAAAATCTTTAAGAACCAATTTAGCTTCATCAAATTCGCCCCTTTCGATAGCCTTAGAAATAAGACCATTAAGGCATCCAGACAATACAATAATACCTTCAGCATATTCCTTTAGCGCCTCTCTATCAATACGTGGCTTATGATAAAACCCTTCATTCCACGCAAGTTCCTGCAAAATATTAATATTCTCTAAACCATTTTTATTTTTAGCAAGCAAGATTATATGATTATATGCCTGAATTGATTTATCGGTTTTAGATGAGCGGTCAAATCTATCTGTTGGAGATATATATGCTTCAACTCCAAGGATTGGCTTAATGCCAATTTCTTTACATGCAATTTGCATATCACGATGTGAAGACAATGTTCCATGATCTGTAATTGCTAATGCAGTTTGTCCTGCATCCTTTGCTGCCTGTGCTAGTTCGGCAGGAGAATTAAGCCCATCCATTAAAGAATAGTAGCTATGCACATGTAAATGTGTGAATGACAACTTAATTCTCCGCCTTAACTAACTATTACCAGCTTACATCAGATGATGTAGGCGATGTAGACTCTTCATGTCCATTTTGACCAGAGAAAAATCCTTCTTGATCTGTGTAAGGCATATCACGAACTGCAACTTTTTCTAATTCATACAGCTCAACTGCTGATGAATCAAATGGTGCCTCATCTTTTGCCAATGGAATAATTGTGTAACTTGTGTCTGTCTTTGTTCCAGAACGCTTGATACGCCATACTAAGTTAGAAATACTTCCAACTTCTCCAGCGTACTCAATAAGTGTTGGTGTAACTGCTTTACCGCTTGCGCCTTGAGAAAGAATTGCAACATATGGATCTTCTTTACCGTCTTCAACTAAAACATTAATGTATAGACGAGCACGAGCCTTCCAGCCTGCTTTAAAATCTTTGCGATGTTGTTCGCAACCCCAACACTTACCCTGATCATCCATTGAACACAAAGCCTTACGACGGTAATCCCCTGGGTTTGTATGCTCATTAGCAATAAAACCAAGTCCGTTTTCTTTATTATAGTGTGGTGAATCAGGATCTAATTCCTGTAAAAATCTAATCTTAACGCTCTCGCCATCTTCAAGCTTAACCCAACGAGCTTTTGTTCCATCACCTTCTGAATAAGAAGGCTTATCAATTGCTTTATTTAATTCTTTTAATCCTTTTGCAATACCCATTTGTATCTCCTTGTTTATATAGTTGATGGTATATATCCATCTGTATGTTTATTATATCACAGTGTCCAAGATCTGTATTCTATATCGGATACAGAGTTTTTAATACAAGCCTTTATTTCCTCATCGGTCAAATCGCCTGCATCTTTTGCATTATGTGGATATATCTTACCATATTCGTAAGAAGCCCACAAGAGGTCCTTATTTCTTAATTTACTAGCTATTGAGTATCCCAGTTCCCTTCCCGCCTTATCAGTATCAGTCATAATAGTTATATGATTAAAATATCTATTTAATAAATGATGTTGATCTGGAGACAAGAATCCTCCAAGAGTTGCAACAACATTTGGAAAACCTGCTTGATGAATTCTAATTGCATCAAAATTAGACTCAACAATAATTACATGGTCACCAATTTTTTTGGCACGATGAATATTAAATAATGTTTTGCTTTTTGGCAGATTAGTACTATTTTTAAAAGACTTACCCTCAATTGATCTTCCAACTAATCCAATTGGAATTCCATCTGGACTATGAACTGGTGTTATAATCATATTCATATTTTCAGAATAACCTAGTTTAAAATACTTCATTGATTCTTCATTGATTCCACGACTATTTAAATATGTTCTGGGAGCTTCAATACTCCCCAACTTATTATAAAGCTGGTCTAATGCTTCTTGTGAGAATTCCTCAAATACTGGCTTTTCTTCAAATAAACTTTGAAGCGTTTCATCAAAATTATTTAATGATTCAGTTTCTTTTGTGGCAATAAAACGCAACGCCTCATAGTCATTTTTATTAAGAACACGTTTAATTAAATCTAATAATGTGCCAGCTTCGCCACATGCTGGATTAAAACAAATAAATTTACCGTATTCTTTGCTTACACTAAATGAAGATGTATGCCTATTAGAATGAAATGGACAATAGCATAGATAATCGTTGCCTGTTTCACCAGTTACTTCCAGCCCAATTCCTTTTACAATTGCTTTAATGTGGCTGGGGGCGTAACTCGTGGGATCAGTTTTCCCTGTGATGCTCCCTCGTATTGCCATGACTTCCTCTTTCCCACATAGAATCCATAAATGGACATTTTAAATCTCCACTCATCTTGCATAGGATTATACTCTGTTGTCCAAGCTGGGTCAATATCTAGTGCTTTTATATAACCCATATCACGCATTTGAACATCAAGAATTCTTTCGTTTAGTGCTTTTATATCCGCCGTTAATGAATCATTTAAGAACTGACCCTCAATAGAGAAATGTTTAATTTTTCGGTGCAGGGTTGTAGTCATATAATTCCTTAATAACTCCTCGGTTGATATCCCAATCAAGGTAGAAAGCAAAATCGCTTCCGTGTCTGTTCTTTCGTGATACAACCTCAATTAAATTTGTATCTGGGTATCTATGAATAGCAATAGCCATGTCTGCATCATACTCAATTGCTTTAGACCATGCCACCTGTGATAGTACTGGAGGACCATCTTGATCTGATACATCGTCCATAGTTGCAGCAGTAATATCAATGACTGGAATATTGTTAGTCATAGCAAGCATCTTAAATTCACGAGAGATATTCATATTTCTTTCAGTTGCACCATTACTACGTTTTGTATCTGTAAATAGCTGATGATAATCAAGAATAACAAGATCTGGTTTATGTTGATCTATTTTTGCCTGAACAGTATTAGCATTAACATCTGACATCCCCTCACTCGATACAAGAACAAATCCGTTTTTATCTTCAAACTTCTTTTTACCCCAAGAATTAAAATCTTCAATATTAATATCTCCACGAGCAAAATCTGATGCTCTAAATAATCCTGAACCCATCATTGTATAGATACGGTTACGCATATCTTCTGGTGACATTTCAAGGGATACAATCATTGGTTTAAATCCTTGCTCCCATGCTTTACATGCAAGATAAGACGTGAACCAGGTTTTACCTCGTCCTGGCCAACCAATAGCAACAATTAAATGTCCTGGGGCCATTCCAGTTGGATATGCTTTATCAATAGCTTCAAACCCAGTTAAAATTCCTGGTGCGCCACCCATTAATGCCGAACGTTCTTTAACTGCTTGAAAATGTTTTCCTGCTGATTCAAAGTCTGTGACATCTACGTCACGAACATTATTAGTAAATTTAGAAAGAGATGAAAGTTGTACTTGCATATTTGCTATAACTCTAGATGCTGCATCTTCTTTTAATGCGGATCCAGATTGAATAATAATTCCTTTTAATTTAGAAGTTAAATATTCATTCTTTAGTTTATCTAAATAAAATCCAGTTTCTGCAGAAACTTTTGGATCAGGATCAAAATCTTTAAACTTATCCTGTAATATCCCAATCTCTGGAACTGCTTTAAATTTTGCATAATAAGACTTTAGGCCATCCCAAACATCTCTATGTGATATAAATAACTCATCAACATTTTCTGCAAGCAGGGTGCTGATGTCTTTGTTTTTACAGACCGCCGAAATTAATGTTGCTTCTGTATTCACTCTTCACCCTCAACTAACCTCTTTGTAGCCTCTCGCAATTTGCGACGAACTTCTTTATCCTTTTCTGCATTCTCCATGAATGCATCCATTCTATCAAAATTATTATAGAAGAAATTAAGCGGGTGACCAGACTTAGCTGTATGAAAATAATATTTTAATAACTCGCTAGCCTTATTAAACCCAACACTATCTATAACATCCTGCATAGCCCATTTTTCTCTAAACTTATTTACAACTAGGGCTTTACCATATTTCTCCTTATAGAGATTTTGATACTCTGTTAGAAGAATATAAGGTTCTTTTGGATTACTTGCCACCCTTTAATTCCTCTTCCACTTCACGAGTTTTTTCAATAAGCTTTTCTTCTACAAACTTATACACTCTCTCTGTGGCAGTATCGACATTCTCTCCATGGCGAACGTCATCTTCAATGCCAATTCCAATTTTGATACTTTCATAATTTCCAAGGTTGCGTGTAAACGATAGGTCTACCTTAACTCTAGTTTCTGACATCATTCCGCCTTCCAGACTGGTACAAATTTTCCTGATTCTGTCTTAGTATACAATATAAAGCTGTGTTTGAGAAGAGCCTGCAATTCTGTTTTAGAGGGCAGCTCTCTTAAATATCCAGCATCTAAAATAAATTGATGAATGTCCATAATGTCTGATTCGCTTAACATAAATTTAGACCATGAACTTTCTGGATTACCAATTGGATAAACTCTTTGAGGCTCTTTAATTTTGCCTTGAAGAATATATTCCTCTAGTGTAACCTTGTGTCTGTTTAATAACTTGGCGGCCTCTGTAATAGAATACGCATTTTGCATATATTTATCTACCTGAGTATATGAGTACATTACTCTTTTTTTATCAGGGTAACACCAAGCAATCATCTCATCCCTTGCTCTAGATCTCTTTATGACTTTATGAACTTTGTCATTTAAGAAGAAATAGAGAAACTTTTTTGATGCTGTGTTTCTCTTTTTTCCAGCCATTTTGCCAACTCATTCGTTTCTTTATTAATCATCCATCGTTTTCCGCACATAACGCAAAACAATTCCATATGTAATTTTTGAGAGAATACTCTATCAATAAATACTCTGCCTGAACATCTTTGACACCACATTATAGAGTAAACATCTTTCCATCAACTACACAGCTATAATCTGGAGATACGTGAATCATCTGTACGTGAGGATACTCTCCATTTTCAATATGTGCAATGGCAAAACCTTTTTGCCAATCGTGGTGCTGAGTATATTTCATTCCTGGACCCTTTTCATCACACATGTGACCAATTTCATATCCACGAAGTGTTTCTCCAGCTCCGTTATTTCTAAGTTCATAAGTTACCATATGAGAAGCAATTCTATGTGAATGTCCTCTAATTAAAGATACTTGCATATCTTCCATATCTTTTCTAACAGATCCAGTTGCTGAAATTGATAAACCATGATGAACATGAATATCACCAAATCTTTTCTTCGGTAATTCGTTATAATAAATATATTCGTACCCTAAACTATCTAATGACCACAAAGATTCTGGAGTTACGTCATTTAAATAATCTGGTAATTTAGCATCTACATAATTAAAGATACGCACATCATGATTACCTAATGCAGAAAATAACTGAGCTTCAGGTAGCATATCTCTTGTCTTTGCATAAAAATCTCTTGCTCCCTTTGCCTCATGCCTCATCATTGGAACAATTAAATCACGACTATCATCTTTATGAAGTTGCATAAACTCTGCAGATCTTCCTTCTGTGTATTTACTATAGCAGGCCTGATCATCCGTATCTCCAAGATAGTCAACAACATCTGGCTTAAACCATTTCATAACCTTAAACCATAGGGCAATCATCTTATCATCTTGATATGGAAACTGTTGATCGGATGAAAGCATCCATTTTAAATCGTTACTCATTATCTACCTTAATACGAAAAAAGCCACAATACGTGACTTTGATGTTACAGCAATTGTAACATATTGATTTAGCTTGTCAACACTATCCTACAGATTTTAGCTGGATAGCAATATAATTAATTGTAATCGTTGTTTTTAATGCTGCTTCTGTAAGAACTTCAACGATTCCTAAACCGTTTTCTACATATGAGGCAACAGTGATACCTTTATCTTTTTCTAATGCCTGTGCAACAGATGCAACTATTGTTATAGGCTTTGATGTATCAAATGAAGATGGAAAAGCTATAGACTTACTAGTTCTAACTTGACCAGCTGTCCAATCTGTACTTGAAAACTTAATTGAATTGGCATAAACAATTGGAACAACAGATCCTTGAGAACCCTGTGTAGCATTGTATAATAAATTAGATGTTGCAAATGTATTTGTAATGTTTGACTGAAGAGTGTTTAAATCATTTGGATCTAGGGGAGCACCCTCTGCAAATGTTACTGTCTGAATTGAATTGTTAGCCATTATAAATTTTCCCCTAATTCTTGCATATCTATTTCTGCCTGACTGACTTCAATCATTACTGAACGATCTAATCCATATTTAATAAATGAATCAGGGTCTATAATATGTCGCCTTTTATTCTGTGAGACTAAATACATTTTACCATCTGCAATGTTCTTTATCAAAGTTCCATCACGAAATCCTAATTTGCCCACTAATTTCATTCCCACCACCGCCGCCTCTGTTGCGTTCACGGTAGGAAAACACCAAGACGTGGCAGCACGATCAGATATAAGCTTAAATCGTTTGCCATCTTTAATCCAGTATGTTGCTTTGTCTGTCTTTACAGCCAAACCAGACGGGAATAGAGTGGGACTACTTACTATCTGTGCTAGTTGTTTCTTCTTGAACATCAGTATATCCCTTAATCTCTTCAGAAAGCATAGTAACTTCTGCACGTAAAATTGCAATTTGAGTTTCATAATTTGCGGACATTTGTCCGATTCTCTCCTGTAGGGCCTGTACTACTAATTCAATTTTTGTAGACATTTTATTCCGTTCTGTTAGATTTAAAGGATACCATTATCCTTCTAGGGCGTCAAGTCTCTGACTGACTATATTTAATTTATTAGATAATTCCTGTATTGCTTTGACTATTGGCGAAACAAATTCATTATATACAAGTGCCTGGTGAGACTCTTCATCTTCTAGTCTGTCTACGGCCCATAAAGCTGCAGTATCATAAACTCCATGATTATCTAGAGTTTGTTTAACTTCTTGTGCAATAAATCCATAGTGATCTCTTACTCCAGGATCACCCTCTTTATTTCTTTCTTTCCATTTAAATTTAATTGGTCTAAGGTCATTAATAAAGTTTAAGCCCAACGGAGACTCTTGTATGTCTTCCTTTAGTCTAAAGTCAGACGATACATTTGGATTATTAACTAAATATGTAGTTGTATATCTTAATGTTGACGGAGATATAACTCCAAGTGCTACATCGTTATTATAATATGGGTACCAAGATGAAACCGTTCCTGCTGAGCTTTGAGAAATCATATTAATAGCATTAACTGCAAGGGCTGGTACAGATGTTCCTGTTCTTATAAAATTTGTTTTAAAATAATAAGAATCCGTTGATGATCCAACTGTTATATTTGGTGTTGAAATAGATACAGAAGATGTTATTGTTCCAGCATTAATTTTATCCGCTGAAATATACCCAGCATATACATATGCAGAATCAATTTCTGTTGCCGTAATTGTTCCTGCAGCAATCTTTGAAGCCGTAATAGCGTTAGCAGAAATTTTATCTGCAGTAATAGCATTGGCAGAAATTTTATCTGCCGTAATTGCATTAGCATTAATTTTATCTGCAGTAATAGCATTAGTTGCTATCTTATCTGCAATAATGGCACCTGCTTGAATTAATTCTGATGTAATTGCTAGAGCCGCAATTTTTCCAGTTGTAATTGATCCTCCTGCAATTGTTGTTTCTGTAACAGCATTTGCAGCAATTTTAGTTGCTATTACAGAACCAGTGGCCAAGTATGCTGATGTTATGCCACCCGATCCAATATCTGCAAGGGATCCTCCTGAAGAAACTTTTCCAGATAAGCCAGACGATAAAGATGATGTTGTTGCATACCCAGATAAATCTGATGACGTTAATGCTGTTCCACCAGTAACAGTAATAGAACCAGATAAGGTAAGAGAGCCAGACGAACCAGTTGTTAAACTAAATTTACCGCTTGCTGTTCCATCTGCATTTCTATGAACAATACCTGATGGAGATATGTCTAAGTATGGAGCTGTTGTTGTTCCAACTGTTATTCCAGATGTATCGATTTTAATTGTTGGACTTGACGATGCATTTTGAAAATATGTAGTTCCTAATGCCCAACCACCTATTGTTCCAGAATTGGCTTTTATTACACCATTATTTGAAACGCTAAATGGAGCGCTTGCATATGTTGCATTTCCCAACCAAATTCCAGTTGCTGGCTCCGCCTTAAATATTGCATTGCTTGAACCAACTGATAAATTACCAGTAAATGTTCCACTTCCATTTATTGATAATGTTCCTGCATCTGTATCTAAATTAAATATTTCAGTTCCGCCACTTGAATATGCAACCATACCCTTTTGAACAGTATACCCAGAATTAGTAAAATCATTAACTGCACTTAATTCAATTCTAGATCCGCCAGAACTACTTCCCACCCTCATCCATGAAGCAAAATTTCCACTACCCGCAACCAAATTTTCAATAGAAATTACTCCGCTTACAAGATCTACAAAGTTAGCCTTAGTGGGGATGACCGATGAAGAATTAATTCTAGTATAAGTTGGAGAACCATATTTTGTTCCATTTTTATTTACTGAATTGTAGTAATAAAAAATACTGGCCGAATACACATCTGAATTTGTAGAAAGACTTAATGCTTGTCTTAAGTTATCTAATCCAATATTTGTTTTATTTGATGTATCTTGAACTGTTAAACTTGCAACTAAATTAGTAGAAGATATTCCAGAAGTGATACTGGAGCCCAGGTCTGATCCAACTGCATATATATCAATTGATTTAAATCCAGTAAATGTTGATGATGAATATGTGCCTGGCCAATTAACAGAAACTGAAAATGGTGCTGTTGTAACTGATAACCCACTAGGAAGCGTAGGTGATTGAATTATTTCTCCTACCGCAAGAACCGTTTTTGTTACAGCAGAACTCACTGGAGACTTAACTCCACTTTTTGATATTGCATACAAAACAATTTGATATGTTCCAGCTGGGGCAGCAATTGTTGTTGTTCCAGGAGAATTAAAACTATATGCAGCTTTTGACCCATCAAATGGCGCTCCATCGATATAAACATCTATACGATCATAATTGATCATAGTTGAACTATCGTCTGATTTACCATCCCATGTAATGATTATTTTTTCTGGGCTAGTTACATCTATATTGCCTGAAGTAAAATTTGGAGTATTTGGTTCAGATTCTGCTGGTGTTACAATAATTTTTGCTGGGGACCATGTTGTATTAGATGTTTTATCTTTATATGTCCATTTAAATTGAATTGGATATGATTGATTTGGTTGAAGATCTGTTACTGTTACAACAAAATAATTACCGTCTTCATAAGAAACGGAAATATCTTTTAATAAATCTTCATTGGCCATACTAGAAGCCTAAATCTAATCTATATTCTACATCTACTGTTCTACCAGCAGACTTATTTAATGTAGTCTCGAGAACGGCTCTGCTAATCAGTCCAAATGTCGGATCGAATGTATCCTCATCATTTATTCTTAATCCGTCCATATTTACAGAAGTATTATTACCAGATGTTGGAGTAATTACAATTCCAACTTTATTAATCTGTGACTTAACTGGGGAACCAGTAGGATTTGAAAATACATCATTTAATAATATATTATCTGAAATATAATATCCAGATGAAACTGGCGTTGGAATTATTGTTGAATAATAATCTGTATCTGAACTATAAAATTTAATTTCTATGCTAGATAGATGTGAATCATTTACATAATATGCTAATCTAACTGAATCATTTACGCTATATCCCGCCAAATTTAATCCAGTTACTGTTGCAGTATATTCATTTGCTGATTGATTTGAAGAACTCATAGTTAAAGAACTTGATCCAATATTAGTTCCTGTTGTGGATGTTGCAGGATTATATCCATTTGAGTCTGTCCAATCAATAAGATAACTAAAATCTGTAATCATTTTACTATCGTAATCATTTTGAGATGTTCTATTTGATGGATATAATCCAATTTCATTAATTTGTGCAGCCACATCTTGTGGAATAGTTGTTTTATATATAATAGAATATGTTGTTATATTTCCAGAAGTTTGAATATCTGTTGTTCCAATTTTAATTGGCAATCGATAAAACTCAAACCCTAATCGTGAATCATTTCCATCGGCATCGACTGCTGTTGTATCAATACCAAATGCCATGTCTTTTTGAGACGAGCCTATATTTCCAGCCAAAAAGTTAGTTAAAAACCTTCTACCAAATTTAGTTATAATATTTGAGGCACGATAAATTTCTTTACCGTCTTCATAGAATATATATGTACCTTTAATCATTATGCGAAAGGATTGTAAATCCTTGCGTCCACCCCCTCAACATTATTTTTATTTTTACTTGAATTTCTAATTTTAATAAAACATTTATATTTTGCAACTCCGCTTTCATAATACTCTTCATAAGTAACACTCTCTATATCAGTTAAACTAACAACATCTAATTTTGTAACATCCCATTCAGCACCAGGTTTGGCTGGATTTGGAATGGTTATTTCAACCGTCGGTATAGTTTCATTTGGAGTACCAGATGATATAACGCCATCTCCAGAAACTCCTGATGGAAACCCAGACATATATTTTGTTTGAAGTGATCCCCCTTTAATTCCGATATAAGAAGATGGGTCCATAAACAAAGCATCGGTGCTGTTGACATCAAGGATTATAGGGGCACCCTTGACTATCTTTTGAGCTGGAATTCTATTTTCTATAGCCATAATTTTTATTATACCATTTAGTTGCCTAAAGAGTTCGGCAAACTAGTGTGGTCTCCAATCCTTGATTATAAGACTGTGTAATGCTCACAACAATTAATTTTTCAGTTCCATGAAATCCAACATATTCATGTCTTGCTGTAATAATATCACCAACTGAAATAAGAGGGTTTCCAAATACTGGTATATTAATAACCTTGCCCCTATTTACAACATGGTCCTTAATCCAATTTGCTAAACTCTTTACATCATTTTCATTTTGTAACCAGCTAGATTCAAAGATTACTGGCTCTTTTGTAACAAATTCTCCTAGGTCGTCTGTTGTATATTCTAAGGTTCCAGAATCTCCCAAAGTATTACCATACATAAAAAAGGTATTTGCTCCGCCATCTGCTAAAGGTATAGTCGTTGAAGAATTATTTAAAACATATGCTTCCATGCCAAAATTAGAAACCTTTGAACCTAAAAGATTAACTAGTTTATTAGATCCAGTTGTTAAATTTACTGGATACACTGGCTTATCAAATTTAGTATTAACATAAAGAATTTCTCTAGCCACTGTTCCAAATTCATCTAGGGCAACTTTTTTCCAGTTTATATCTTCTTGTGCAGATAAATTATTATAAAGAATATTACCATATGCAACATCTACTAAATCATTTGAAAATTGACCTTCATAAATATTTAATTGATAATCTTGTTTTTCATATTTTGCTTGATCAATTGCAAGTCCATAAATATAGTCAAAGTACGCTGTGCCTTGTCCGCATATTAAGCCAACTGTTTGAGTTGGGGGCAGTATCTCTTGTATACCATTAGCTGGATTATTATCATATTGATCTGTAGCTGTAATTTTAAAACCATTAATATATGCAACTATTTCTAATGCAGTACCAGTAACTTTTACCTTTACATCAATATTATAAGACTTTCCTGCAAATACACCTTGTAGCGCAGAGCTTTCTGTTTTTTGTGTATCTGACAAAAGTCTCATTTGCTTGCCTTTTGTTTTTATAATTCTGACAGCTTTTCTATCTTTAGATGCAGCAGATGCTAAATTTTCAATTAAAATTGCATATCCATCACATCCCTGCCCAGCCACAAAAAATGACATGCCTGCTTCTTGATTTAAATTATCTATATTTGAAGACATAAAGATTGATGTTCCAAATGAATAATATTTTGTATTAGTGTAGTTTTTAATTGTCTGAGTTACGTCACCATTCTGTATAGCAACATCTGTACTGGCAGATAAATCAATCGCATTAAATGTTCTATAAGCAGTTGAATATGTTCCTTTGATTGATGATTTTTGAGATAATGTTAAATAAGATTTTCCAGAAGTTAGTTGTGCTGGAGTAGATGTGCCTCCAACAATTCCTATACTAGTATTTGTTTTTGACATGGTATATGCATCTAAAATTGCATTACCATATGTTATGCCAACAAAAGCCTTTGTAGTAAACTCATATTTAGCACCAGAAGTTAATCCAGTTACTAAAACGGGCAATGAGTAACTAGTAACAGTTCCATAAGAACCATAACTTGTATCTGGTGCTCCATTAGATAGAAGTTTTTGGTATGAAACAGAATAAGAATCTGGTTGCTGTGTCATATTTATAACTTGAACATTTATTGAAACAGACGTTGTAGATGGCTGACTTATCTGTGTGCTATATTGTAAATTGATGGCAGAATTATTTCCACTAGAGATGATATCTGGGTCACGCATTAGTTCCACACCACCTCTCTTGCATACCAGTCAGTTAATTTATTCTCTGGTACTGCAAAGTGATTTGTTTTAGTTGTTCCAAGTGCGCCTCTAGTCTTAACCTTATAGAAACCTGTTGGTTTTATATATGCAGTTTGAGATGGAAGTTTAGGATCTGAATATCCAGGCTTAGACAAATAATAATACTTATTTAAATCAGAAGAATTATAAACCCATACTGTTTGATCTGCGCTATTATCCTTCGGAGTATATTTATATTGTATTGCTTCATATTCAATAATTTCTGAATCAATTAATAGATAGCCTGCAAAATTAAATAGGGATTGGTATCCGCTATAATCTTCTACAGTATTTGTATTTAATTTTAAAGATGTGTCTTCTGCCGATTGTGATTCCAATATATCTGCGCCTAATCCGCCTGCGCTTAAAAATGTAATTGGAGACTTCCACAGATCTGTTGATGCTCCAACATATTGAGATGCAATTGGAGTTTTCCAAAGTACTTTAACTTGATTAGCTGAAGCAACATCCTGTTGAGAAAAATCAATTATATTTGGCAGCTGTGTATCTCCATCATCTCCATAAAAGAATTGCCAATTAACATCTGTTCTTCCATACATATAGTCCCTACTATAAAACTGTAGAACATTATCATCATCAAAATAGGCGTTCATTTGAATATCTCTGCATAGGTCTTGAATTGATTGCCATACTGTTTGATTTCCATCCGTCCAAAAATAATTAATAAACGGAATAGAGGTATCATCTGTATTTATATTAAATGCATAATTAGTAAACCCAATTGAGTCAAGTAGTCTTCTTAATATTGCTGTAACTGGGTATGCTTCGCATAAAATTTGTGGGGCAATCATTTCCATTAAATATTTAGATCCATCTAGGGCATTAATTGTTATTTCTCCATATATAGATATGTCTGATGTATCTAAAAAGTATGTTCCTTGTGAGACCTTATCATATTTTATACTGCCGCTTGTTATTGCTCCATCTGCATGATATACAATAATATATGGTTTAATCTCTGCATTCTTAACCATATAAGTAAGGCTGGTATCAATTGATGTATCTGCACGATTGTATGACTTAACTTTAATAAATTCTTGATCATACTTAACCATTTCTAATGTTAAGCTATTTGAAGTAACATTGCCTACAGGTAATATATCTGTTTGACTAGATGAAGATTCTTTATTAATATTAAATGTAACTATGTCTGAAGATATATCTTTAATCCATCTAGCTGATATTTCTATTACTCCTACAATCCCGCCTGGATTTACCGCCGTTAAATGAATTGATTTGATTAAAATTGGATCTGCATAGGAAACGGTCTCAGAGGGTGCTGTGTTGGACCAAGAAGTTCCGTTGTAGTAAAGAGCTGCACGTCCATCTGAAGAAGGCGCATATGGCCCTACAGTGACCGTAGAGTCGTCTGATTTAGTAATAATTGCAGTATATGTGGACGGCAGAGTATGATACTTTTCAAAAGATATAGCTATCTTATTAGTCACAGCATATTTAGTTCCAGTCTTAACATAATTAACTGTAAGATCAACATTTGAATTTACTGGAGTAACCCAATATTTATATACTGTAGATACGCCTGGATAATAAATTCTTGGCTGAGTATTTGGATATTGTAATGTTTTAAAGCCCGAAAAACTATTTACTGTTGTATCACTTGGCACCATAATAAAATACTTAACGCCAGAATTTAATGGCCTAAATGCCTTAACAACTGAATCTACTGGGAATAATTTTTTAAAAGGGTTGGGCCTAGTTGAAGGCCAATTACTTATTTGATCCGTATATACTGTATCAGCAATTGTTGATGTGACATCAATTTCATCTAACATCAAATTCATATTATATTCAATAGTTGCAGCAACACCAGTTTTTACAGTTGTGCTGTTTTTAAATATATTTTTTAACGCCTCGCTTGCCATTATACCTCTTCCAGTGAAAGAGATACATTCCAAAATGGTTGTAGTCCACGTTTTAAAACAACAAACGAAGCATCTGTTATTGAAACTGTGTATTCTTCATATCCGCTAGATTCTTGATTGGATCCAGCCTTTGCAAGATTTACTCTAATTCCAAATGTTGTGCCTTGATTAGCATTATAAAACGCTCTTATATCCTCAGCTCCCCATGCACCATCAACAGTTAATGTTCTGTATGAAGGAAGCATATTCCATGAAAGACCAAATTTTTGTTTATCCACATTCCAATATTTACGCAGTGCTCCATTTGCCATTCTCTGGGTTTTTTCAATACGCATTGGAGTAATATTAAATTCAGAACGATTATGCTCTGTTACTTTATTCCATTTTGCCGTCCCATCTCCGCCATTAGCAGAAAGGTCGGTGGCATAAATCTGAAGTATAGAACCTCTAGGCATTACCATAGCTGTCATTTTGTTCTATCCCTTCCATTCATAGCATCACGTAATTGCATTTCTTTTCTAATTGCATAGGCTATATCTTTAGCATCAGCATTTGATCCATTTACATTAACATTAATATTATACAGGGAATTTGAATTATTAGCCATACCCATATTACCTGTATTTACTTTTCCACCAAATGCCATCTTAGGAATATCGTACTTGGTAGCAACTCCACCTGCCGCCATTTTATTAATTTGATCAAGGTTTGTGTACCCAAATTTAGATGCTGATGCAGCATTTACTACATATTCGCCATGTGAAAGCATTGCAGGAATTGAATCAGATGTTGCAGTCCCTGAACCAAATATGGCTCCACCAGACGCCCTTGTTACAACATGAGCATCATCTATTGTTGAAAATGGCTTAGTCATTGCGCCATCCCCATAATCTACCTGATAAGTTTTACCAGCATAATTAAAATATTGTCCTTTTTTAAGTTTATTTGTAATAATTACATCTGTAATACCTCTTGCTGTTAGTGTTCCGTCTTTATTTAAATTAGCAGCACTTATTAATGATCTTCCCTTAGAGCTAGCTCCAACTGGTGCAACTGTAAATGGATCAGCTTTTGTTCCAGAACCCGTTCCTATATCTGATCTATTTTTTAATATAGTTTGAATTGCTACAAGCTCTTTTACTGTTTGTCCAGTATTTTTTATTACTTGATCATTTGATTGTGCAGCTAATGATTGCAGATCTTGTGTTGCATTTAGTGTTGGTTTCATTCCTCCGCCACTATATGTAGATCCACCACCACTTGGGTTTAATTGTTTTAATACGCTTGCTGATGCACCAGCTTTTTTCAATCTTTCAATAATGTCATTGAATGCAATTGTGTCACCTTCTGTTGCAGATCCACCATGTAAATCAATTGATTGTGTTAATTGATTTAATTCATCATATAATGCCTTTAGCTTTGTTGCAGCATTTGTTTGAGTTGTTGATGTATTAGATGCTGTTGTTGTAGTTGTATCGGACTTAGCTTGTAGTTTTTCAATTTCAGCCTGTAATTTATCAACTTTACTTTGTGCCATTTTATCAATTGCATCTGATGCTGTATTTAATTGTTGCTGCCCAACCAATTTTTGTATTGCTAATTGTGCTTGTGCTGCAGAAGCCATGTCTCCAGAAGTTAAAGCATTCTGATAGTTTAATTGCTCTTGTTGAATTTGAAGTTTAGTATCTTCTATTGTTTGTTGATCTTGAAGAGCTTTCTTTCTTGCAGAAGCTTCATCTTGAATTTGCTGAATCTGCTTTTGCTTAAGCTTAATTTGATCCTGTAAAGATGTTTGTATACTTGAAGATATCTTAGAAGATGTAGCAGATGCTTTATTAAGAGTATCAATTTGTTTTGCCAGTCCGCCAAATATACCTGACTGAGCTGCCTTACTTGAAACATCTGATAATGAATTAAAGTAACCAGAAACTTCTGATGTATATTTAGCAAGATTCTGTAGCTCTCCGCTAGTTAATCCACTTAGGTCTTTACTTACTCCTGATAAAATTATTCTCCATTTAGCATAGGCATCTCCAATTGAATCTGATGTGCTTAAAATTGAAGATAGCTGTGGATTGGTTTTAGATAATTCTTTTAATTGATCTTTAGTTAATTTAAGATTTTTGCTTTGTGAAGAATTAATAGCCTCAAATTGTTTTGATACACCTGATATTTTATCTTTGCTATTGGAAACAGCTGCATCTAATCCAGTAAATGTTTGCAGTAGTTGTCCCACAAAACCTGCATTACCCAATGATTGTGCCTTAGAAAGATTATTTAGTGAAAATTTATTTGCTCCCGCTAAATCATTCATTGAATTAAATGAACTTGAAGATAAAGCTGTGCCTACATTTGATGCTTTATTAGAAGATGTTAATAATGCTAAAACTTTTTTATTTGCAACATCTGCTGCATCGCCCGCTTGAATAAATTGGGCTTTTAATCCAGCTGCTGTATCTTTCAATCCTGCCATAGATGTTTGATTTAGCATTTTAATTATTTCTGGATAACTTTTTTTCATCTCCACTTGTAAATCTTTTAATTCTTTTACTGTTATTTGAATTCCAGAAACTCCAGCCGAAGTCTTGGTTGCAAGGAATGCTTCTCTGGCTTGGTTTGCTGCAACTATATTTTTTCTAATTTCTTTAATTTGAGAATCAAAATCTTTTATTGGCTTTATTCCGCCAGCAAATGCAAGTCTATTTAGCCTATCGGATTCTTTTTGTGCAGCGTGTAATTTATTCCAAATAACTAGTGCGGCAGTTATTGTTAATGTAATACCTTTTACATATGGATTTAAATTTGCTATAAATCCAGTTAATTTTCTTACAGTTCCAGCAAGTTTACCTACTGAACCTTCTGCCTTATTTGCAGAATTTCCAAATCCCATGAACATGGCTGCAAAAGCAGCAACCTGTCCAATTCCAGATCCAACTGATGCACCAGTTTGTCCTCCAACTGCGCTGCCTATTTTGCTTCCAATTGATGGAGCAAGCATTTGCATTCCAATTGGTAATGCCAAGCTTTTTACCATTCCTCCAACACCGTAGTTCGATGTGTTTGACCCCAAAACTCTTCCGCCGTTTGCATAGTGTGGAATATTTCCCCCTGGAATTATTCCTCCTTTATTTCTAAATATATGTGGAGTTCTACGATTTTCTAAAGCAGTAATCCCAGCATTAAATAATCTTTTTAAAAGTGGTGCAGGTGTTGCAGTATGTGCAAAAAATCCTTGTATTTTTTTTGCCTTTAAAGGATCTAGTGTTATTGTTTTACCATTGTGAGTAATTGATCTTAATTCCATACTTGGACTTCTCATTGGCTCACCGCTACTTCTTAAATTTTCTGAAACAGCATAAGCTGGTTCTGATGAGAATTTATCCCAAAATCCTAAAGCATCTGAGTTATTAAATAAATGTCTTTTTATAACAGTATTTGATGCAGCCCAATATGGATTTGAAGCATCTTTTACTTTTGCAGAATTATTTAAATGTCTGAGGTATAGTGAATCAATTTCTTTTTGTAATCCAACTGCGTCTTTTTCATTAATTATGCCAGATTTTGAAAGGGCAGATAAAAATTGATCGGTGGAACCAACATGTTGATGTTTAGATGCTGCCATGGCTGCCTTATAAACTTCGGTTGGCAAACCATTTCCCGCTAATTCTAAATTTAATTTAGATTTTGAAATTTTTCCATTTTTAACTAATTCTGGATATTTTTTTAATATAGATGGATCTGTAATTTCATTTAAATAAACTCCTGCAGTTCCTCTTAATCTATATGATCCCTTACCTCCAGCAAATCTTTCTGGGAATAAAGATGACATTTCTTGATTTGTTACTCCAGACATTCTAGGAACTGTTGTTGGAGACATTGGTGCAAAATCAACTGCTCCAGATGAACCAGTATTATAACCTGGTCCATTGCTTCCCGCTCCATTAATTGCTTGAAGAAGTGGTAAATTTGCTCTAGTTGCTCCTGCATTTACAACAAATTCTCCAGGAGTAAGCATTGCTGGAACTGTATCTTGATTACCAGTTCCTGGAACAAGACTTCCTGTAGCCAATCTTTTTGGCATTGTTGTTTCTGTTGAATAGCCGCCACCCCAAGTTTTAACTCCCAGGGCGCTTGCAATTTTATCAATTATTGTCTTAGAGCCTCTACCCTTTTTAAATAATTCTTTAATATTTGATTTACCAGTTGAACTAACAATAGGCTGATTGATTAATGGAACAGTTGTTAGATTTGCTGTTCTGCCTAAATCTGCTGCAACTTGTTGTGTTGCTTGTGCCATAAGAGTTTCAAGCTTAGCATTCTCAGCCATAATTGCTGCTCTACCCTGCTGAACATTAAGTTCACCAGCTTGAACTTGTTTAACAATTAATGCAGATGCTTCTGCAGCATTTTGAGTAACTGCTTCCATTGATGGAAGCAATTGAGAATAGCTTTGCATAAATTCTGCACTTACTGTTCCCGTTTGAGCAATTTCTTTTTTAAGTGCAGCAACTTCTGTTTTTGTCTGCATTGAAAGAACACCCATCATGGTATGCCATTTAGCTGCTTCTTGTGCAACAATTCCTACTGATGCTCCTCTTGAAGTTGTTAGGCCTTCAACCTTTGGCATATCGCCAGTTGCAAATATTTGTGGGACTGCACCAATTTTTTGATTTAATGGAATTGGTGTTGGAGTTACTGAGTGAATTGTTTGTGAAAGTTTTTCTGTTTCAGTCATCATTGATCTTGGATTATGATGTCCTGCAGCTCGTGTATCAATTGCACCAATCAGTGGGCTATTTGGATTTGCAATTCTTCCATTTGCAATAATTGGGTTACCAGCAACAGTAGATACTCCTGGAGCAACTGGAACGGCAGCCATGGCTGCTTTCTCTGCAACGTTTTGATAACTTGCAGCCAGTCCGCTTAATGCTTGTTGTAAAATTGATGCTGCTTTTGCATCACTATAAAATGTTTGTTCTACTAGTCCTGCCGCTTTATTTGCTGCTAATATTTCTGGAGTTAATAACTTCCATCCTTCTCCGCCTTTGAAAAGAGATTTCATATGGAATATACCCTTTACAACATATCCAAAGAAGTTTGCAAGAACACCAGTCAACATAATTAATGGACCAGCTGCTGCAGTTAATAATCCAAGGAATCCTAGGACATCTTTGAGCGGCTTAGGAAGCTTGCTTGTAAATTTAATTATTCCATCTACAACATTTATTAACGTTGTATTAATTTTTAAGAACTGTTCACCAATTGATGCTAAGTCTGCCTTTAATCCTTCTACTGCACGACGATATTTACCAGAAGCAGATTCTGTTACCTGTGCTAATTCTCGCCCAGCTATATTTGCAAGATCCTGTGAACTTGCCTTCATTAAGTCCATTACCTGTAATGTCTGGGAACCCTGCTTGCCTAAGTTGGCAAATAGTGCATTCATACGAGCAAATTGGAACTTACCAAATAGCTGTTCGATTGCCTGTTGTTTTTGTAGTGGGTTTAATTTATCTAATGCGCCTTGTAGTTCTAAAATAGTTCCTGTCAGGTTTCCAGCATTTTTTGTAACTATATCTTTTAAATTAATTCCAAATCCTTGGAACATATTGACTGCAACTTTAGTAGGATTGATTAATGATGCTAGTGCTGACTTAAGAGCATTTGCCCCAGTTGTAGCATCAATTCCTCCTTCTTTCATTGCTACTAGCATTAATGCTAGATCTTTTACGCTTCCGCCCATAGCATTGATAACTGGACCAGCTTTTGGAATTGCAGTAATCAAATCACCCATTGTAGTTGAAGTTTGGTTTTCAACAGCGTTGAGGAAATCAATTGATTGTGTTAACTCATCCGTACTTTGCTTAAATGTATTTTGAATAGAAAGCGTAGCCTTCATAGCATCTTGTACATTTGTTTCTCCAAGAATTGCTAGTCTGCTTGTCTGTCTAGTTGAATTTAAAAGTTCATTACCAGTTTTGCCCGTTGCTGCAATATCTGCAGCTAAAGAAATAGTATCTTTGTATGCTTGTCCATATGACTTTGCAATATCTGCAGCAGTTGCTGAAACATCTTTTCTTACCTTTAATAACTCTGAAGCTGAAGTTGCAGATAGTCCACCATAAACTTTAGTAAGTCTAACTAACTGTTGATCTGCTTGATTAAACGCATCCGCTGCTGCTTTACCAAATGCTGCCATTGGAACTGTTAATCCGACAGTTAACTGACGACCAGCCCACTGTGTATTTTTACCCCAATTAATTAATGAGTTCGCACCCTCTTGAACAACTTTATTCATTATCTGAAGTTCTTGTCGTGCAATTGCAGCCTTGTTTTTAATCATGTCTAATCCTCTAGGGATTTGAACATTGTATTGCATTAAGCCTTCAGCATTTCTACCTAGTGGTTGCAATATTGCATTTTGTAATTGTACTTGTTGTTTAGCAAGGTCTCTTACGAGTCCGCCTGATGTCTTAGTATGTTGATTAAATGTACGGAAAAACTGACCAAGCTTCATTTGGCCAGCGTCTAATTGTCTTCCAAATTTATCTACGTCTGAAGAAAGGCTAACAAAGTGTGTAGAGAACTGTCCAGTACTTCTTAATGTTTCAGAAAATGTGCGATTCATCGCACTTATCTGAGAAGCCAAAGTCTTATTTGTTACATTAAGTTGTTCCTTTAAATTCATTAATGACGAAGAAACTTTATTCAGGTCTGCAATTAGACTTGTAAAGTTTGAGTTAACAACTATATTGGTCGTTATGTTTTCTTCGGCCATTTATCTATATTACTCCTTAAAGTATCCTAGTCCTGCTCCGATTCCGAATCCAGCTTCTCCAGCAAGTTGACCCTGTAATGAAACAATGTCATCTTTGCTTGCAGTAATACCCATAGCTTTCATTCGTACATCTTCAAAGGACGGACCTTCTTTTTCTTCTTCTAGATTTATGCCTTTAAGCGAAGCTTGAAATTTTCTTCTTCCCTCTTCTGCTTTATGCATTGCATCTAAAGTCTTTATTAACTCTGGCATTGATAAATTTTCTTCTAGTTCTTGGTAATTTTTCCAATGTCCTAGAAGAAAAAGTTCTGCTTCTAATGCGGCAAGGTCTAGTTCTGTCCAGCCAGAACCGCCGCCGCTAGAAGGTTTGGGTCGTCCAACTTAATTCCACCACATACTTCTAGGATTCGATTAATAGTTGGAATGTCCAATGCGTCTTCTAGTTTATCTCTGTCCGCCACCAAAGATGGGAGCTGCTTTTCTAATGCTACTGCACATGCGTCAATGAGGACATTTAATGTTTCGTCTTCTGTTGCTGCGTCTTGTGTCTTTTGAATTGCTATCATAAACTTACGTAATTCTTTAATTGATAAAGGCTTCAAATTTACTGTGGAGCCATCCTGTAACGTAATTTGTTCTACGTCATATACTGTAGTTGCCAATTTAATCCTCCTAGGATCTAGTCTAAATCATTATAACAAAACAATTTTACTAATACAAGCAGAAACCCCCATATTTCTATGGGGGATTCTATTAATTTAATTGTATTAAATTATGATGCTATTGTTAGCACACGGTCAATAATCTTACCGTATTCCTGTCCAGCATAGGCTGAAACGCCTGATGGAAGAAGACGGAATGTTACTGGGAATGTAGTTGGTGTGTTACGAGCAAGTGAGAACTGTGACTGTTGTACAGACAAAACTCTACGTGCATAATATACACGCTCTGCTGAAGTAACTCCAGTTACTGCTGTTGGCGCTTGTCCAACTGCAATTAGTTGACGCTCTGTTGGAGCAATTCCAAGAGCACCTGCCGCTAGGCCAAGTGTCTGTGTTGAGCTTGTTGAAGCTGTCAATGATGCTGATAGAGTATCTGATGCCTGTCCAAATACAGTTAGAACGTTTTCTAGAGTTCCTTCTGACATTTCTGTTGCGATCATAACTTCCATTGCTGACTTGAACAGCTTAGCTGTATCAAGCAACTGATCTACTGTTACTGCATCGTATGTTGGGTTATAAGTGATCTGAAGACCATTATTTGTATAACCTACGTTACGGTAATAAAAAGTTCCTGATGAAACTGCATTAAGAGTAGTTGTATAAGATGTTCCTGTTGCGAATGCACCAGCACCTGCAGAACCTGGTTCTGCATCTGCTGTATAGTTTGCTGATGTTACGTCGACATTTGAAATAAATAGCGGCGAAGCACCAACAAGAATATTTTTGGCATTACCTGTGTTTTGTGCCATGTTGTTAAACCTCCTGTTATAAATATATATATTTAGTTGTAAAAAAATAGTAAGCTGGCTAGGCTCTTTCCTCTAGTCCAATTTTAGACTATAAAGGGCTATAAGGCAAATCTATAAGAATCTGCCCACAGAGTCTGTAATTCTAGAATATTTAACATCTAGGACTACATCTGCAGACAAGAAACCTTTTATTTCATCCGATGGGACAGTAGGGGATATATCTGCAATATAAATGCTATGGAATTTAAATAGGCTTGAAAGGTTTTCAAACATATTAACATCATGTGCGGCTTCATCCATTCGGCGGAATAGATCAACCATCACATTTCTAATTTCATTAATCTCTGTATAATCTGTGGCATAAATAGTAAATAGGAATTGCTCATTGCAAATGAGCCAGTTAGTATCATATGCCATTGATATCTTGTCATAGATTATATGCTTCTTGCCGTTTAAAAATTGATCCATTTCTGGAGACTGCTGGATTGGAATAATAGGAACAATTGTCTGATTTATATTATCAGCATAGTAATCTTGTTCATCAAATACTGATAAATTGACTAGGACATCCCAAAGATATTTCCTAATTTCAAATATTGCATCTACTTTATAGTTTGTTGTCATATGAGAGCTCCTCCAAATGCTGCTTGCAAATTGGCATCAGCCATATTTCTAATTGCATTTGGTGCAAATGAATATTTAACCCTTGCAATACTTGTTGGCGTTCTTAGTGCTTTTGACATAGATGAATTAAATACTTGTTGGAATCCCGATTTTTTAATAGATTCATTTACTAGTTGTCCGCTAAACCATCTACTGTAATGTAATCTAAATTGATTTTTAACCCCGCTTCCGCCTGGTCTTTTAACAGTAACAGATCTACCTGCTGGCATAAATACAACTCCAGCCATTCCTTCAAATACTAAACGTTTCCCATTCTTTGGAGAAATAATAACAGGCAGTCCAGCATCCATAACTGAAGCCTTTTTAATAAATACATGTCTGCGTCTGCCACGCTTGGATGGAACAGATGACTTGGAATTCAAAAACTCAAAATCAATTTTAAATGAAATTCCTTCGCTATCTTTTGCCTTTAACTTAAATAGTCTAGCAGATTCTACGCCAACCTTTTTCCATTCATAAACATGGTGAAGCGATTTTGGCTTAGTTCTGGCCTGTGCATCTATATAATTACCAAAATCTTTTTCAATCTGAGTATATATAATAGTCTTAAATTTATTTTTAAATGCTGTATTGCTCGTAAGTTTTGCTACAACATGTGCTTTATAATAAATAGCAGCAGAAATTTGTGCTACTGTACTATCCTTCATCATAGGGTTATCACGATTGCCAACCATTAATCCTTCTAATCCGCTGGCTGCAGAAATAAGCATAGAGCTAGAGTCCAATTTGCTGATTCTCCGATCTCTTTGCATTTGTATTCCATGCAATGATTGTTCCGAATGGGTCGGTAATTGGTGTTGAACTTACTGGTTCAAATACTGTTGGAGTTTCAGTTGGATAATTTAATTCTGTCCAAACTGGGATTCCTTTTGAATTTCTAATATTAGTTATCTTATGTCTAATATTAATTCTTTGTACTGTTCTAATTTCTATGTATTGTTCATTATGATATCTAGTATCAATTTTTTGCTGGTCTCCGCCTCTGCGAGAGCTAGAATTTGTAATTACACCCTTAGCAGAACAATTTGCTGTCCCTGCAAAATTCCATTCTTTTCTGAGAGCACCAGTATCTGGATCTTGTTCATCTGACTGAACATATACATCCAGTTGCATCGGCATAACTGATGCAATTATATCCATTTAGAATGCTACCATTCCATTTATGACATAAGGTTGTAGAAGCTGATCTGCATAAAGATTTCCTGTTCCTCTATGTGCATCTTCCATAAAATCAAATTTCCAGTCAAATGTACTTATACTCTTGACATATTTATTGCGCCATTCTTTATCTTTCTCAAAGAATTGCTGTATTAAAATAATACATGCTTCTTCTACGTTATCTGGAACGGACTTCCATCCAAATCTTCCTCCGACAACATATCTATAATCTTTCTTAAATGAATACATTGGACCCCAGTCATTAACTGTTGGGGGAACCATGCCGTTAGCAACATAAATCATATTATCATTAAGTAATTGTTTATTAACTCTAATTCCAAATCCTGACTCAGAAACCTGTGGAGTGTACAACCAATTATTTTCATCTGTGATAGTGCTTACAAGCAAAACATCATTTTCATAAAGTTCGTGTATTTGTGAAATTCTAAATGGGAGGGGAAGAATATCTGATCCTGATCCATATACAACCTGCTTATCATCATATTCATAAAAGAACTGTGCTGTATAAATTTCAATTAATTTACGTGCATATTTTTCAGCCATTTGAATTTCATGATATGTTTTATAATTAGGATCTGATACGTCTGTCCCTAACCCTAAATCATCATATACATCTGCAAGGTTTGCGTAAGGTGTTACTACATCAATATAGTAACTATGTGATGCTTCATTGCCATCAATTACGTAATCCCAAATAATTTTAAACTTGCGATTTCTTCGACAATATTCCAGTGGAACTACTACCTGATATGTTCCCCCATCGTTATCCAACTTTGTCCCATTTAAAGTTAAAATAGGCATGGTTGGATCTACCGTTGGGTTGATAGTTTCATCTTCTGTAATATCGTAAAGGGTAGCAGTAATTTCATCATTATCAACATCGACGATTTCACCACCCCAAAAGATTTTTGTCTTAATAGGTGATGTTTGATCTTTATAAATTTCTGCCATTTAATTGATTTTAGCTATAGAACTCTTGAACTTCCTTTGGAGTTGCTATTCTAAAACCTTCCTCCTTGTCGAAAATTGCTTGTGCATCATCTTCTTTCATTGCAACAAACGGGTGTTCCTTAGTAAATGTATGACCCATAATATCGTATCGATAGTTATGTCTTGTCATTCTTACCAAGATTGTATCCTTAGCCCGCTCCTTTTTAGGATCAAATCTAGGAAGAATTTCTACTTCATCTTTATTGTCTTCAATATCCTGTGTGGTCTTTTGATATACCGACCATGTTACGCCTTCTTCAGCAAGGGCTGCAATTACGCTTGGCTTGCCTTTTAGACCTTCAATGTCTACGCCGAAATCTTCAGCAATTTGTTTTAGCTCTGCAATTTTTAACGTGTCAAATGACATGTAATCTCCTTTTTCTAGGTATTTAATTATAGCATTGTTAAATTTAAATGAAAAGCCCCCAAAATTAATTGGGGGCCTTTCTTTGCAGTTCGCTTATAAATTAAATTATGAAGCTACCTTAACGTTCTTTACAACCACCCAGGCATCAGCCTGTTCGATCTGGACGCCAACACGAGTATACATTGTGTACTCAATTGAGTCCTTACGTGGCCAGAAGAATCGGTAAACAGTTACATCACGCTTAATACCGATAACTACGTTATTTGGGAATGTCAAGTGAACATCACCGTGGTATCCTGCATGTCCTGAATAGTCTCCAGCTTGTGTTTCTGGAAGTAGTGGAACTTCAACAATTGGAATACCGTATGCGAATGGCGCTACGAATCCTGCTGGTCCACCCAAACCTGCTGACTCTCCACGGATTAAGCTAGAAGCAATATCCTGTGGTGTCGCAAAGTTTGTAGAATTTGATGATGTGTAAAGGAAATCCTGGATCAAGTTTGATCCTGCAAGGAAGCGAAGGTCTGTACGACGTTGCTTGTACTTACGTGGAAGAGCCTTAAGTGCACTGTTGAAAGTTGCACGAGAGATTGCTGCACCAGCTGCATCGACAACGTGACCGTATGTCTTTGCCTTCTTAACAGCACCATCGAATGCAGTCATAAGTCCTGAACCTGTTGTATCTCCATTGAGAACAACATCTTCAATATCATTACCTGCCTGTGTTGCCATTAAACGTGCAATATGATCTTCTAGATCTGGACCCTCAATATTGTCTTCTAGAGACTCTGTTGAGATTTCCCAATCCATACGAAGCTTACGAGTTGTCAAGTTAATTTTTGAGAAAGTGACAGCTGCATTTGATGCAGAGTCTGTGGCCTCAGAAGCAACAGTCATAAGTCTTTCGCCTACACCAATACGATCAATTTCTGTGGTGTCTGCTTTCATGCGAACAGTACGTGCTACTTTTCCAATTACAGTTGCATCGAACATGTAATCTAGGAAACGAGCTGACTGCTCTGGGTTTAGTAAACCACCCTTATCGGCTGCGCCAACGTGAATACCTGATTCCGAATTGGAACCAGAAAATCCGCTAGTCTCTACAGCTTTTTCTAATGTTTCATTACTCATTTATTTTCACCTACCTTATTTAATTAATTCTGATACGGAACCGAGGAAAGAACCGTTCCATTTAGATTTTTTGATTGTTACTTCCTGAGACCCGCCAAGGTCTGAGGACTTCTTAAATGCAGTCTCTGATTCGACTGCGTCAACACGCTTTTCAACGCCGTTGATTGTGTTGCGGATTTCGCTTACAGCATTGCTCAAAGCTGAATGCTGCTCTGCCAATTCTGTAATTCTGCTATCTACGCTCTTGCTAAAAGTCTCGACGGTATCTTTGATTGATGATACCTGCGCTGCATTTGATTCAGTAGCCTTGTCTAGAGTTTCTGAGAAGAAACCTTTCAAGTCCCCTAGCATCTTTGCAAAATCAGGTTCAATTACATCAACCTCTGATACATCGGCTGCCTTTTCAAGAGTTTCAGCAGAAGCGTCTGCTACTGCATCTTCTGCAGGAGCTTCAGCTGGTGCTTCTTCAGCAGCAACTGGTGTTTCTTCAACTGCATTAGTTGTTTCTTCAACTACTACATTTTCTGTGTTTTCTGACACTTCATTACCTCCTTCTACGTTGGCCTGTTTTGCTATTTTTTGTGAATCAGGCAACGATAATCTTGACTTCTTAAATGAATCAAGAATGCTATCTATTTCTTTCGCTTTGTTTACATCATTTTTTTCGACCCACCCGATCAATGATGTTTGCTTTCCTGTGATTGGAGATGTGTATGTCTTTTCAGATGACACAAATACTGAATCACTATCTTCGCAATAAAAAATGTTTTCTGTTATAACTTCTGCTGCCATTCCTTTAAATACCAATTGGCCATTAGCCTTTGAAATAGAAAGAATGTTGCAAAGTTCATTTGCTGGAGAATCTACAATTGAAAGTTCTACTAGGTCATAGCCTTTAATAAATCTTACTGATTCACCGCTTGACTTATTTACTTCATTGTCTGATTCTGTAATTCTTCCGCCGATTGAAAATCCTTGAAGGGTTCCGTCAAGAATCTTTTCCCAGGTATCTTGTGCACCCTTAGAAACATATGTCTCTACATAAACTCCGTTATAGAAAGACTTTGAAACTGGATCGTAAAAAGATTCTGGCTTAAATGAAAGAAGCTTTCCAACTGCTAATGGTTGGTGCATTTCACGGATATTTCCACGGAAGTTTTCAAACGCTTTCATGCTTGCTTCCATAGTAACCACATCATTTGTTTGATCAACATTATCTAATGTTGCAAAGCCTGAGACAGTTCTTTTTTCACGATTAACTTTAGTAAAAGGAACCGCAAGGCTGACAGTATCGCCATGTGAAATCCATTGAGACTTTTCAATATTCATATGCTTTATTTTATCTTTGTATACATCAAAAGGCAAATAACTGGTTGCCTAATAATTAAGCAGTTACTCTACCGTCACCCTTTGGATTTCTTGCTTCCCCAGAAACATCTGGAGAATTAGCATCTCTTTGTTGGGTTCTTTGTCTAGTATTTCCAGCTTGGGCCTGTTGTTCTGCCGCCTGCTGTGGCTTTAATTCGACGACTTTATCCCCGCCATCAATTGGAGCCTTACCCATTCTAATTCTAACTTCATTAGGGGTAATTACCTGCATTCTTAAATATCTTTCATCAATTTTAGACTGAGTATCCTCATCAGTTAAAGTTAATTCATTAAACTTTAAAATAAGGGCATCTGTCATTTCAGCAATAATTCTATTTAATTTCTTTTCTAAAATATCCTGTGCTGGCTTACATACTTGCTCTCTAAATGTTTTATCAGCATCTCGTGCCGCCCCTAAATTAATTCCCTCTGGAATTCCAATCTTATTAATTGGGGTTCTATGAGACAAAAGAATTTCATCACGGTTTGCTTTTCTATATGCATTAAACGATGCATCTTGGACTCCAGCCTCAACTGGCTCCATCTTAAATTCAACCTTTTGATCTGGGCTATCTGCTGGGAGCGGAATATAAAGAGATCTATGATTCTTACCCTTTAAGCCTACCTGGAAAAACTCAAGCAATTTCTGTTCTGCAACTGGAGAAAGCTTAGCTCCTTTAACTGTAATAATATATCTTGGGACAGCCTTATTTTCAAAGTAGTCTAGATTATATCTTCCAGCAAATTCATTTCCCGTCATTGAATTCTGTGAGGAAATAATGTCTGGGATTCCATAATAGTTATTCATTGGAGTATACTTCTTCAAATGGATAACTTCGTTTGGACGATCTGTTCCGCCTGAAATTGGATTTTCAGTTTCAGTATCCCCGAAGTTGCGGAAGTAAACAGCCTTGCCATAAAGTAATTGAATAAATCCATCACGTAGGCGACGAACACGCATAGTCTTTGAAGGAATATGTCCCAGATAACCAATCTTTCCAGATGTAGTTCTACCAATTTCAATAAAACCATTTCCTGTTGCTTCTAAATCTACATAAGCTTTTTTAAGGGTTTCAATAAATGTTTCTTCATCGTTACAATCTTCAAGCCATTGTTCTAGGCCGTCACGAATTCTATCTAATTTTCTACGAGCAAAATCTAATTTGTCTGGAGTATCCTGTAAATCTTGCATAGTCATTTTTGTTGCTCTTGACTCTGTGAACTGATATCCTAGCCCAACAATATTTTCAACCTTCGCATTAATTGCAGCATAGTTATATGGTGAAATTTCATAAATACGTGCAAGGTACTCCAAGTTATACATTGGCTGAATAAGATCGAACATTGCATAACCAGTGATTGCTTGTGCAAGCAAATTCTGCTGTGTTGCTGTTCCATCAATACCTGTGTAGGCTTTTGAAAATTCTCTTCCCATCTTGCGGCGGAATGCTGGGCTTAGCCCAGTAACCTTTTTTAATTCTTCGCCTTCAATTTTAAATGGATCATTTTCTCTGGTAACTTCTGGACTATTAAATTTCATCCAATCGCCGACATTTGAAATCTCTATTGAATCTTGATTTTCTAATTCATCTGGCATAAATTCCATTAGTATCCTCTTCCTCCGATTGCATCGCTTCCCGTTGTAATCTTTTTCATTTCATCTTTATGATTTCCAATATCTAGTGGATCTGGTATCATTCCCCATTTTAATCTTTGATTCTGGTGTTCAAATTCTTCATCATCAATTTTTCTACGACCAGAAAGAAACTTTGGCTGGCCATCATAAATACCAAAAGATCTGACTTCCTTTATAAGGGCATCTATTTTGGCCTTATTATCTTTCATAGAAGTTACAGATAAGAAATTCCCTTCGTCATCGCCAATCCATCTGCCGTCTGGCATTTCCCACACATAGATTCCTAGCCTAGTCTCTTCGGCTATTTCAGTCTTTTTTAATTTACCTAAATCCATTACCATAGATTTTATTTTACCATTCTTTGCAACTAAAGTCCAGGATTTTGTCAAGCATCGTGACAAAATTATGTGTTTTGTATTACAAGCCAGTCATTATTGTAAGGAGTAAAGGAGTTTTCTGTCAGGCTCAATGACGCATTTTCCAAGTCTGTTACTGTAGAAATTGATCCCCTTGTATAAAGGTTATAATGACTTGTAGCCATTGTGCTATCAAAAGCTGACGGATAGAAGGTTATATTTTGATAAAGCCCCTTTGTATCCCCTGTAGATAAACTATTAAATGAAACTAATCCTATTAATGTAGAATCTAAAACCATAATAATGTGATTTAATTGATTTAACTTAAATACATTATCAACTGATGGCTCTGAAGATTTTTCAATTCCATTTACCCAAATTGCATCTATTCCAGCATAATCCATATTCCCGCCCGAATCCCATGATACCTCTATGCCATCAGCGACCACTAGAAGGCCGTCAGAATCCCCTGAGAGGCGTGTATAGAACAGTTCAATGGTCTGGTAGCCTTCTAGTAAGTCAATGTCGAATCCAGAGGCTTCAGGGCATAGGATGCCGTTTCTAGCGTCTCTGCTTAAAATATTATATTTATTATTTCCCATTGTTGCTAATGAATTTTCCTGCATAACTATTTTTTCACCAGAATTTACAGCATACAAAATCGGGTTATTATAAAAACTTAATCCTAGGTTATATAATTTAGGTATATAAATTGATGAGTCTGTTGAAGATAATGTTATTCTTAAATAAAGATTCCTTGATGAATCAAATCCATCTAAATTATATTGAGGGATTGATTCTCTATTACTACAAGGTATCCAAGTTATTCCGTCAATACTTGTTTCAACTGTAACTCCATTTGTTCCATACCATTCAATTTTTGAAGTATTCATATCTAGTCCCGCTGGAATTGTAATAAAATCTTCAATTACAACATCTTCTGTTGCCCCGCTTAAAAGAGAAATTGAATCCTCTAGGCCATTGTAATAAATGTTAGTTTGATCAAACCAACTCCATGGCTTATTTGCTGGATATGAATAGTAATATGTTTTACTAATATTATTGTCATAAATTTCAAATAGGCTACCAGAATCTGGATTAGCAATTTGAATTGGCGGAAGTCCTAATGCTTCTTGATAATGTGATCTTATTTGGCTTTCAGATAATGCATATCTATATGCCGCAAAACTATTGCATAAAATCCAGTCTGAAACATTTGTTGTTGGCCCACATTCTAACGATAAAGATGTATTAATAAATGTAAAATCAGATAAAGATAGATTGCTTTGTAAAGTGCCATCTACATATAAATATGCAGCATCTTTTTTATATATTGCAACAATGTGCATAGACCTATCTAAATATGGCGCAGTCCAAGAAATTTTGTGGGAGTTTAATTTAAATACTATGTTTCCGTTTTTATAGAATAAGCCAACATTATTTGTTGGATCACCAAAAATTGCAAATTCGGTAGCCGTAGTAATGTGAGGATATATCCAGGCTTCTAATGTAAAATCATTATCTGATGAATTTAATGTGCCAAATTGGCTGGTGGTAGGAACTGCAGTATAATCATTTGGAAAAGCATATAATATTGAATTGCTACTAGTTATCTTGGTTGATCTTGAATTACCTAATACTATAGAAAGAATATCTACTTCTGGATCCCCCGCATAAAATGCATGATTATTTGATCCAGAATGATCATATGCAATATCTCCATGTAAGTTTGCATAAGCAGATAAAAGAGGATCATCTAAAATGTCTTGATATGTTGGATAGTGTTCTACAATATATGTATAGTCAGAAAGATCAACGGTAGTCAAATCATCTAGTGGGAAATAGCCTACTGGATAGTCTGACAGAATTGTTGATCTATATGACATTATCCACCTACCGCAGATTTAAGATATCTAACAATTACTATACCAGAGCCACCTGCTCCCGCAAGTGTGGAGTAGTATCCCGTTGCTCCGCCCCCGCCTCCAGTATTAATTGTACCACCAGAGCCGCTTGAACTATAACGTCCTATTCCTCCGCCGCCAGAACCTCCTGAAGTTGAAAGTGAAATAGATCCACTAGTTGAATATCCTCCAGATCCTCCACCGCCACCTGCATAATAATAAGTTGAAGAAACATTTTGTCCTGTTGATGTTGCTGCGCCCCATGAAGAGTATGTTGCTGTTCCTGCTCCACCATTTCCAGCATTTGGACCATCGCTACCAGCTGCTCCTGCTCCTCCGCCACCTCCAGAACCAATTCCTGCTCCAGCTGGATTAGAAGCATTTCTATAACCTCTTCCTCCTGCGTTACCTTGTCCAGAAACTGCGTCTCCTCCAACGCTATAACCACTTGTGCTTGATGCACCTCCGCCTCCACCAGATCCACCATTTCTTCCTTTTTCTGGAGTACCAATTTGTGCAGTCCATCCTCCTCCACCTCCAGTTGATGATGTACTTGCAAATGATGAATTTGTGCCATTTGGTGCTAAACTATTTGAATCACTAATTGCAGCTCCTCCTCCACCAACTATAATTGATGTGTCACCAAGCAGTCCTGTAGGAGAATAAAGAACAACTCCACCTGCTCCTCCTCCACCACCGAATCCTGTTCCTCCTGCCCCACCTCCTGCAATAATTAAAACGCTAGCATCCATTGCAACATTTGAAACTGCAAGGGTTCCATTAGCAGTAAATGTTCTATAGTAATATGTAGCATCTGAAGATAGTGTTCCACCAGTTACAGTTGCTGCGGCAAGCGGTGTGAGTGAACTAGATGCAGAACTTGAATCGCTTGTGCCAAAAGCATTTATTGATGTCATTGTAAATGTATATGCCTGATTTGCTACAAATGTTCCAGAGACTGTTAAGGATCCATCTAAATCTGTATTTGTGTAAGTAAGCGCTATTGATGGTGATGAAGTAATTGCAATTGTTGTTATTGGAGAGCCATTAGCATTTCCGAGTGTATAGTTTAATGTTATTGAAGTAGAATTTATTGTTAATACGGAAGTAATTGATGGTGCTGATGGCTTAATTGCTCCCACCTTTACTAAACCTCTTGCGGATAAACTAGCTAGCGATTGGAATAATGGCATTTATTTTCCGCCCCCTATGCGTATTTAGTTTGTGATCCGAATACAGTATATGTTGCAGATGCTGTTTTAAGTATTGTGTAAATATAAGAATCTATTGATGAAGCATTGCCAACTGTTGGTGCCGTTCCGTTTAACCACTTAATGCTCCCTTGGGTAGATCCATCAATTTGAAATGTTGACGGATAAGATGCTGTTGAAGCTCCAGTTGTATTTAAAAATGCAATAGTTATTGATTGTCCAGTAGCTAATAATGAATTAAGGCTTGTTCCTGAGCTTCCTCTAACATTTAAAGTAAATGCACTTGTTGAGCCTGTTGTATAATACCAAACGCTTGAGGTAGTAACATCCATATTTATTGTAGATGATGTTGCTGCTGCAACTACATTTGCTGTTTCAATTAATCCAATTACTGCTGAGTTTGTTTGTATTGTACCTTGGGTTCCAGTTGTGCCTTGAGTTCCAGTAGTACCCTGTGTTCCAGTTGAGCCTTGTGAGCCAGTCGTACCTTGTGCACCAGTTGTACCTTGTGTTCCAGTTGTGCCAGTTGTACCCTGTGTTCCAGTCGCACCTTGTGCACCAGTTGTACCAGTAGTTCCTTGTGCACCAGTAGTTCCTTGTGCTCCAGTTGTTCCGTTTGTACCCTGTGTGCCTGTTGTACCCTGTGTTCCAGTCGCACCTTGTGTACCAGTTGTACCAGTAGTTCCTTGTGCACCAGTAGTTCCGTTTGTACCCTGTGTGCCTGTTGTACCCTGTGTTCCAGTCGCACCTTGTGTACCAGTTGTACCAGTAGTTCCTTGTGCACCAGTAGTTCCTTGTGAACCAGTTGTACCTTGTGAACCTTGAATTGGACCAACATTTGTCCATTCTGCTCCAGTCCAAACATATAAGTTCCCAGAAATTGTATAAGCATCTCCAAGTGTTCCTGTTGGATGTGCTGCCTGTAATGCACCTAAGTTTGCATATGTTCCAAGTATATTAACGCCAGTTCCAGCAATTCCCTGTACTCCAGTAGAACCTTGTGTTCCTGTTGTACCCTGGGTGCCCGTTGTGCCTTGAGCACCAGTTGTTCCTTGCGCTCCTATTGTTCCTTGAGCACCAGTTGTTCCTTGACTACCAGTTGTACCTTGAGTTCCTTGTAAACCAGTTGTGCCTTGAGAACCAGTTGTTCCTTGCGCTCCAGTTGTACCTTGCGCTCCAGTTGTACCTTGAGTGCCAGTTGTTCCTTGACGACCTTGTATACCTTGAGTTCCTTGTGTACCTGTTGCGCCTTGTGCTCCAGGATTTGCTGTTAAATATGTATCTACATTTTGTGCAAGTAATTGAATGTCCGCAGGAATATCTGGCGGATCTGAATAAGCGGGGAAACTAAAACCCTTTGATGTTGAACCCATTTTAAAATTATACCACCTTAAATGTTATGACAATCACCTATAAAACTTACTGAATATAAACCTTTTCTGAGACCCATAGCTGGTATCCCATAAACGTAATAAGTTCAATTCCAAATTCGCTTCTTGCGACTGTATTTAAATACTTTTGGTGATAGGGATATTTACACAAGAAAAGTTTATTGTGTCCTATGGCAAATGGGACCAGAGTAGGGAATGTTCGTAGATATTCTACTAGACCATCCATTACTCCAAGCCAGTGGGGGTGGGTAATATCATCTAAAATTACTATACCTGTGTCGCTAACATATTTTTCTGCCAGCTTTAAATCATTTAATGTATGTGTCTTTGTGTGCCCGCCATCTATAGAAAAATATCTAATAGATCCTGGCTTTATTAAAGAAGAAATTTCTGACTGTGTTTTGCCTGAAGTTGAATCTCCTTTAATTATATTAACTTTTTTGCCTTTAAAATTATCGTAGTTATTTAAATTTTCTTTAAATATATCAGTAGAACCTTGCCCACCATTAGAATCACTATTAAGATGTTGATCTTCAAAGATATCTATGGCATATGAATTTTCTTCGGTATCAATCATATTTCTAAGAAGAAGGAAGAAGCGACCCATATAAACTCCAATTTCTGCTACCCCTCCTTCTTTATTCCAATCAACATTAAGTGTTTTCATAAATTCTGGAAGTGTTCTTACAACCCATCCAGGAACTTTAGTAAAACCATCATTGAGATATTTATCGTAATCTGACTCAATGATATCTTTACCAATCCCCATAAAATCTAAGTTTGTTTTAACTGATGAAGAATACATTTTAGGCATTGCTATCTTAGAAAGTTTAGTAAATAATTCTTGGCTTTCATCTTGTCTTCCTACCCACCAAGCACATACAGCTTTTTGAAATGTTAAACAAAAATCTCCTGGGTAATCAACACCTACTGGAAGTGGTGCATGGTTTCCTGATAATTTATAAAGACCAACTTCTGCATAGGTATATGCTTGTTGCCAATTCTTATTTCGTTCACTATAACGAGAAAGTAAGAACCATGCTTCAGGTCTTCCTGGTTGATATGCCGCAGCTTTTAGAAAAAGATTTTCTACTGTTGCTTGTCTATTTTTTTGATTTTCAAAACAATTTGCTGACTTCAATAATGATGCATATACATATTCTGGATGTGAATAGTAACCATATTCTGCCGCCCTTAAATAAAATGAAATAGCAGCAGCTGTTTGTCCTACAAGTTCATACTCTGTAGCAATGCTAAAACAAAGCTTTGGGTCAAAAGGGTCTTTGCTTAGTTTTTCAACTAATTCATTTATAACCTCAAACATTTATAGCCTCTGCAATCATACTATCTATTACATCTCCTGGAACCCTTAGAACAAAAGCTGCATTGTCTACATAGCCAAATGTGACGAGAAGGTCATTTTCTAATTCTGCGGCGCCAGCACAGAATTCTATTTGCCCATCTAGAAAAGACCAGCATTCTGGAGACATTCCTTGAAGAATAAACTTATCATCCCATACACATAATCTATGTCTATATGTAGCATTTTTCTGCTTCATATAATTTTTATATAAAACAACTTCATGTGTAATAGCGATGTATTTATCTTTCCATTTAATAACTTGGGATCCACCACGTTGATCAGAATTAATAGCATTGCCTTCTTCGTGAGAAACTTGTTCACATTTAGATTCTTTAGGATATGCTTTAACTACCTCTGTAGGAGATGTCCATTTAATATATTGAAATTCTCTATCTAAAATAGGCATCCAATTTTTTTCACAATAAGATGTTTCATCTATTGGTGCTGGAATTCTAATACGAGATATTTCTTCTGCCGTCCAATTTTCTTTATCAATCTTTAATTCTGATAATTCCATACGACCAACTCCGTTGGTTGTTGTATCTCTGCGAACTCCTGTAGCATAATATTTGCCATCCCATTTAACAAGTCTTGCATCTTCTAATCCAACAAATGTCCATATTGGGGCAACATCTAATTTAGTAGTATCAATCAATGTCCAGTTAATTATATTTAAATCTTTATCAAGTCGGCAAAGGTAGTTGGAAGTTATTAATCTTTGATCTTCTTCTGGATGTAAATATGCTAATGGTCCCCATACGCTAGGAAATCTTTGATCATTTTCAGAATGATATAAAGTATAGTTTATGTGTCTTAATATACATAGGATATCTCCATCATCATCTATAAAGATAGAGGGATTCATTAATCCTGTCCCGCCCGTTTCTTCGGAAGGAATAATAAGTGGAACTAAATTGCCCCCATTAGATATTGATTTTTGTACTAGATTCATAGTATCTATTCTACTATTTAAAGCAATTATTGTAAATGCTTATTCTACTTTATTCCAAGATGTTGTTTCTTCATTCCACAAATATAGATCTCCGTCTGATGGATAAGGTATTGGTGAATTCCAGCCACATGTTTCTTCATTTAAAAGCCATGATTCAAACATTTTTGGTGGGATAAAAGCATCACGAGACTCATCATACGTATAACCTATTCCAGCATAATTTTTACGAATATTATGATTATATGATGTGCGTAAACATCTTTGTCCACGGAAATTTCCATACCAGGTTTCAGTATCTAAGCCCTCAATAAGTTCAGTCTCGTCAATACCAGTAATAACTTCTGTTACTATATTATTATTATCTAAAAATGCATAATGTGCCATTACCAAGTCACCGTTCCTGTTCCACCAGTAAATCTGTATACTCTATATCCAGATCTTGAAGGTTCTGTATAACTTAATCCACCGCTAATTGTAGGTGCTGCAAACGAGTTTGAGTATGCAATTATTACTACTCCAGATCCTCCACCACCATTTGGTGCTGCTGCACCAACGTTTATCCCGCCGCCACCACCGCCGCCAGTATTAGCAGAACCAGAAACAGCTGCTCTTAGAGTATTTAAACTATTAGCATTTCCATTTGCGCCAGCTCCTCCGCCTCCAGAGCCTCCAGCTGCTGTTGACGCTCCTTGATAAACAGATCCACCACCACCACCTGCATATGTTACAGAAGATCCTGTAATTGATGAGTCGCCACCTGCTCCACCATTACCAACTGTTGTGTTTGTTCCATCAGTTCCAACTGCGCCTTTTCCTCCGCCGCCACCAGAACCTATAATGCCACCTGCGTATGATCCAGTTGCATCTCCACCCTTATTTCCTTGCCCAGATATTCCAGCTGCTCCAGTAGCTCTTCCAGGGGTTCCGTCTGAGTTACTACCGCCACCACCAGAACCACCAGAGTTTGCATTTCCAACAGCATTACCTGCTCCACCACCTCCACCAGTTGATGTTATTGATGAAAATGTTGAATTGCTTCCGCTTGCTCCAACTGCTGCTGTTGAACTATTTTGTGCGCCTCCGCCACCGACCGTGACAGTGTAAGATCCACTATTTACTGATGTAGTTCCAGTTAACATTCCTCCTGCGCCTCCACCACCACCCCAACCATTACCGTTTGCCGCAAATCCAGCAGCACCTCCAGCAACAACAAGATACTCTACTGATGTTGGCCCTAAATATGGTTTTGGAGTCATAGAGTTTGATTCGGAAGATGTTGTAGATGTGCCATTAGCATTTGTAGCAGACATTGTAAAAGTGTATGCTTGGTTTGTTGCAAAAGTACCAGTCACTGTAAATGGTGATGATGTTCCAGAATAAGTTAAAGCAACTGAAGGACTACTTGTAATTGTATAAGATGTAATTGTAGATCCGCCAGTTGCTCCTGCTGTAAATGGAATAGAAACTGTAGTGTCATTTGTTCTTGTAACTGTACCAATAGTTGGTGCTTGTGGAACGGTTGTTGCAGTTACTCCAGATGATGCAGGGCTTGACGTAGATGTTCCATTAGCATTTGTTGCTGTAGCTGTATATGTATACTGAGTAGAAGATTGAAGTCCAGTAACTATAAGTGGAGATGATGAGCCTGATGCTGTGTATGAACCAGGAGAAGATGTAATTGTATATCCTGTAATAGCAGATCCTCCTGTAGAAGGTGCAGTAAATGCTACAGATGCAGATCCATTGTTATATGCACGACTAGAAGGTGTATTTGTTGCAGTAGGCGCAGACATTGTTGCTGGTGCTGTTGAAGGTGTTAAAGAGGCAGATGCTGAACTTGCTGTTGAATTTCCATTAGCATTAGTTGCAACTGCGGTAAAAGTATAAGCTGTTCCAGAAGTTAGTCCAGCAACGGTTACAGGGCTTGTGCCTGAGCCAGTTAATGATCCTGGGCTAGATGTTACTGTAAATCCTGATACTGCCTTACCGCCTGTTGCGTTTGCTGTTACTGGAACAGAAGCAGAAGTAGTAGATCCAAATGCTACTCCAGTAATGTTTGTTGGAGTTCCAATTGTGGGCGCTTGTGGAACAGAAGTTGTTGTAACTGAAGATGAAGAGCTAGAGGCTAATGCATTTCCATATCCATTAGTTGCTGTGACTGTAAAAGTATATGCTGTTCCAAGTGCTAGTCCAGTTACTCTAACTGGCGATGAAGAGCCTGATGCGCTAATTGCTCCAGGAGATGAAAGTGCTGTAAATGAAGATGCTAATCCGCCCCCAGCTGCTGGCGTAAATGCAACATCTACTGCTCCTGAGTTATATGTAATATTAGTACCAACATCTGTGGCTGTTCCAATTGTTGCAGATAATGGAATTACACCAAGTTGTGACCATCCTGCTGATGTGTAAACTTCAATATACCCTGTTTGTGTATTTGAATAAATGTCGCCTAATGCAGGTGATCCTGGTCTACTTGCTGTATCACCTTTTTGAAATCCATTTGGTAATGTAACCCAAGATGTTGATGTTCCATCAGTTTGTAAAACTTTATTAGCGGAAGATGTTTGTAAAGGTAGTAATGCATTTAGAGCATTATTAGCAGAAGTTTGTCCTGTTCCGCCCTCTGTGAGGGCAATAGGAGTAGGACTAGTTATGCTAGTCTTTACTTTAAAATTCTTATCTGCCAATTCGGTTCACATATCCCCTACTTAAATTATTTTATTAAACTGCTATATCCCAATTACAAGTGTCTTCGTTAAGAGTCCAAGTAACTTCTTTTGTCTGCCCCTCGTTATCTGGATCTGGAATAGTAGTCGGCGGCATAGGTGGAATAAAAGCATCTCTTACTGAATCCCATGTATATCCAATACCTGCATAATTCTTTCTAAACCCTGCTTCATTTGTAATCTCATTTGTATCAGGATTTCTACGCTTTCCGCCAACTGCATTATATGAAGTCTTTACCCAAGTTCCGCCAAGGTTATCAATTAACCATTGATATCCTTCATCTGGATCATCGTTTGATCCAACAAGGACTCTTGTTACAATGTTGTTTTCATCTAATTCTGCCCAATGTGCCATTTAATTTCTCCTTTGTTATTATATAATAGGTTATTCAATTATATCATTTGTTGGTGCTGAAGTACGCTCTACATCTTCCGCCAATATTGTTTCATTTACAAGCACATAATTATTATTTCCACATGCATTACATGTTGGAAAAAACATAGGTTCATCTTTTCCACGTTGTTCTACATATGTATGTCCACAACATGCTGCTTTATATTCATATTTAACTGTCATTTATTTATCTCCAATTTTAATAGTATAATAATATACATCCTGCGCCACCTGCACCACCAGAAGTAGCGCCATTAATATTACCTCCGCCACCTCCGCCTCCACCAGAACCACCAGCACCACCTGTATAACCTGAAGCAGCACTACCTGCTGCTAGGAAACCTGCACCCCCACTGCCTGCTGAACCACCGCTACCTCCAGTATAAGTAGAACTTGCGCCACCAACACCGCCAGCAACGCCATTCCAGCCACCTCCACCTCCGCCTCCAGTATAAACACCAGCACCACCAGCACAACCTGAACCTGATGTAGAAGCACCACCGCCACCTCCGCCTCCACCTGAAAGACCAGATCCACCAACAGAAGTAGTTGCACCACTGCTATTAGCACCGCCGCCTCCACCTCCACCTGCTGTACCAGCAACACCAGTGGCTGTTCCACCAGTTCCGCCAGGAATTCCTGAATAACCTGTTGCACCATTTGCTGCTGTTGATGCCCATGAACCACCACCACCTCCACCAATTTCTGGATTTGATGTAGTTGTTGGAGAAGTATTAAGTCCACCGCCACCTCCGCCTGCAAGAAGTCCGCCTATAGATGTTGTTCCACCTTTGTTGCCATTAGAAGCAGCAGCAACTGCTGTACCTCCTGCACCAATTGTAATTTGCGTAGTTGTAGAAGTTTTTGCCCAACCAATAGCAACACCACCTCCTCCACCACCGCCGCAAGAATGGCCTGCGCTTCCGCCACCACCTATTGCTATTGCCCATACCCAGGTAACTCCTGCGGGAATAGTAACAGTTGTACCTGATGTAATTGTTTGCTGTAATGTTAACTTTGTTGGATTAAATCCTGCTAAACTTAATAAACTAACTGTCATTATCCCATTCTCCATCCATATGTTGAGCCTGTATATACAAATATTGCTGCTCCGCCATTAACATCTATTATAGCATCTTGTACGCTTCCATTGATCTTTAAGCTATTTGATCCTACTGTAATATTATAGGTTCCCGCCGTTCCTGTTGCATCAAAAATTTCAATTGCTGCTCCTACAGAAGGGGCGGCAGGTAAAGTTAAAGTTCTTGCTGCTGTTGTATCTACTAAATATCTGTATGCTGAAACAAGTGTTTGATTTGTTGAGATAGCGCTAGATGTTACAGCTGCCGCTCCCGTAGTTCCAGTTGTTCCTTGCGCTCCAGTTGTTCCCTGAGAACCTGTAGTTCCTTGAGCGCCTGTTGTTCCTTGGGCACCAGTAGTCCCTTGTGGGCCCGTAGAGCCCTGTGTACCAGTTGCCCCTTGTGTTCCAGTGGTTCCTTGTACGCCAACAGTTGAGGCGGTGCCAACAGTCTGCCAAGCACTTCCATCCCATACTTTAATTAATTTAGCCATAATATTATTCAGTTACCTCAACTATTGGGTTCATAATACCAATTGATATTAAATATTCCTGTGTTGGTGGTGTAAATGATGTTCCATCATATGTTGACCACATTGCAGGAGCAGTTTCACCTACCCATACTGCATCGTCAAATCCATGTTCATGTGCTACAGCATCAGCTAGTTCCTCATCTTGTGAGGCGAATACTGCTACCTGCTGTACTATATTATTTTTAATAAATGCATAATGTTTTTCCATAATTAACTCCAATAATTAACTATTGCGTAACCTGAACTGCCAGCAGTTGGATTTTGAGCATTATTATTGTTTCCATCTCCACCATTTCCAGTATTTGCAATAACTGATGCAGCACTTTGTTGTGTTGCAGTTAATCCATCACCACCATGACCAAATCCATACAGGCCTTCGCCTCCGATACCATAGGCGGCTTGCCAATTTGAAGCATTAGTTGCGTTACCTCCACGTTTTGAGGCTCCACCACCACCACCACCTGTTGCATCCCCAGCACTATTATTGCCAAACCCGCCGCCAGAACCACCTTGTCCTATACTTGCAGTTCTTAAATTTCCAACAGAAGTTCCACCATTTGTTCCTCCACCGCCAACAGAACCAGTATTTCCATTATTTCCACCTAGGGGTGTGCCAGTACCTCCAGCACCGCCTCCACCACCACCTGCTGTTAATAAAGCACCAAAAGTAGAATTGCCTCCATTTGTTCCAGCCCCATTTGGAGATGCTCCAGCAGCCCCTGCTGCACCAATTGTTACGGTATAAGTTGTACCTGCGGTTACAGTAATATATTTTTTAAGAACCTGACCACCACCACCGCCGCCAGCAGCCGATGAAGTTGCGTAACCTCCTCCACCACCGCCACCAACGAGTAAAACTTCTACTGTTGTAACATTAGAAGGTGTTACAAATGAACCAGTTGCTGTAAATTCTTGAACTTTTTGAGTTACGCCGCTACTTGCGGCAACTGTGCTAGTTACTCCCATTATGTTAACTCGCTTCCAAATGCTGTAAATGTTAATGCTGCTGATGTTCCAGATGCAACTGTTATAATATCAGTTGTTGCTAATGTTGCTCCAACTGTTAAAAATGTTGTGCTATTTGCAGCAATTGATGTTGCATACATTATAGCATTTCCTACGGCTGCTGTAGCACCCGCAATTCTTACATAAATAGTAGCTGTTGCTGCTGTTGCAGTAACATTACATATTGCAATTGAACTAACTACTGCATTTGTTGATGATGGAACAGTGTAAAGATTTACATTTGCTCCTGCAGGTGCTCCCTGCCCTAAAACTTTTGGTGTAAAAGCCATTTTATAATCCCCCTAGCATCAATGACATTGCAAATGCTACTTGTCTATCCCCGTGAGGATCTGTTGCAGCTGCATGCGTTGAAATCTGTGTTGTTGTATTTGCCCGATCTCCATGTGGATCTGTGGCGGCGGAATGATTAGAAACAGCAGTAGTTATTTCAACATCTGTCCCCAAAACTGAAGATGCTGTTAATATACTTGCTAAATCTCTAACTCTAGACATTTATTTTATTCCCCTTTTTATAATGTAAATCTAACAATTACTAATCCACTTTTACCAGCGCCAGCGACATTATACCCTCCGCCACCACCAGAGCCATAAGAAATACCAGCAGTTGCTGTGTAACCACCCTGACCTCCACCATTGCCAGTTCCTCCAGCACCACCACCGCCATTAGTTGAATCTCCACCACCACCGCCAGCTGCAATATAACCAGTACTAGATAAATCTGTACTTGTTGCTGTTAAAAAAGTTGAATAAGTATTAATCCCTGCTCCACCAGTACCATTTATGTTTCCTGAACCACTGATTCCAGCGCCTCCAGCACCTGCTCCACCACCACCTCGTGAAGAGCCTGCTGTACCTCCTGATAGAAGTGATGCTGGAGTTCCTGTTGCTGAACCACCAGTTCCACCAGCAGGAGTAGAGCCACCTGCAGTTGTATTTGTACCATTACCCCCAGAACTTGAAATTGTACTAAGTGTTGATGCTCCGCCAGCATTTGAAGCTACACCACTTCCAGGTACTGTACCACCTGCGCCTACGGTAACTGCATAAGAGCCAGCAGCCAATGAATGTGATGCTTTATAAGATATTGAACCAGCAGCGCCACCTCCAGGAGCAGTATTAACATTTGAACCTGATGCGCCACCACCAACAACTAAAATATCGCAAGTAATCGCTGCAGAAACGCTAAATGTTCCATTGCTTGTAAAAGCAGTATAAAGATAACCTCCTGATGCTGTTTGTGTTCCACCACTTACAGACCAAGAATATGAACCGTCTGAAAGTTTACGCCAATAGGTACCATCATATATTTCTAGATAATTCCAATATGTATTATATAGAACATAGCCTACAGTGTTTACCCTAGCTGAAGTTCCTCCAACGTTATAGTTTACTGCGCTGGATGCGCTAGGCGTTGGAAATACTGATTGACCCATTATGAAATCTCCATTCCAGAAATATGAAATTTGACTGTAACTGCGCTAGCAAAGCCAGCAATAATTTTAGTTGTTGCTAATACTTGTTTTATATCAAACATAGCAGTTGAATTTGCAGCAATTGCTGTTGTAGTAAATATGTCCACTCCATCAAAAGTTAATGTGAATGTGGCAGCTGTTGCTGCTGAATTTGTTACTACAATATTTGTTACAACTGTAGTTGTTGATGCTGGAACTGTGTAAAGAGTTGCAGTTGATGTTCCTGCTGCTGCTCTTACCAGTGCTTTTGCTAGATTTGCCATTAGTATGCTCCCATTATATTTGCTATTTCTATATTGTTAACATTTGTAATTGTAGCATATGTTGATGCTGCAGTCGCTGATGCTAAATATGAAGATAAATCTATTGTAGCCCAAGATGAGATTGTGCCATTTGTTGTTAAATACTTGCCGCTATTCCCAGTTTGGGAAGGAACGGCAATTAAAATTGCTGAGTTAATTTCTGCTTGAGTATATGTATTTACTGAGTTTAAATTAGTTACTGTTACTACTTCTATAATATCGTTTACCGCCGCCCCAGATGCTAGGGTAATTGTATTTGAATTAGAAGTTGTATAGTCGGTGGTACGAAGTAAAAGCATTCCATTAAAAAATACCTGCTCATATCCATCTATAAATGAGACGGTAGTAGTAAATACTGTTTGAGATGCAGTAGCAGTAAATGATTGTCTGCGAATAATATTTGTATCAAATGATGCATCTACTGATGATGAGTCTACCCAAATTTGTCCAGTTACTGGAGAACTTGGGGCTGAAGAAGAATAACTAGATCCCTTTACATCAAGAGTTGTTAATGTTGAGGGGGAATAAGTAGTACCTGCAGAAGAATATAATATTTGCCCAGTTGTAGGAGAAGTTGTTGTTCCAGTTCCACCATATGCTGTAGTAATATAAGCAGTAGAATCAATTAATTTATTTGAGTCCGAAATAAGTGGGCCTGCCCCACCAGTTAATCCACTTAGAACAAGTTTATTTTTGACTTTAAAATCTTTATCTGACAATTTGGTTCACTATCCCCTTATTGATATATGTATATTTTAGCATTGTTTAAATACAAATGCATTAGAATGTTATAGTTCCATTTGCTGTCCAAGTATAATATCTATACCCGCCAGTTGTTATAACTGTTGGTGTAGCTCCTGTTGTTGAAACAGCTGCAGGATAAGTGCTTGAATAACGAATTATTACTATGCCTGAACCACCTGTACCGCTATTGCCTGAAGTATTACCAGCACCACCTCCGCCAGTATTTGCTGTTCCTGCGCCAGCATTGGCCGAACCACCGCCGCCAGCACCGCCTGCACCTCCACCAGCATTTCCAGCACCACCACCGCCGCCAGCGTAATAACCGCTTGCACCTGTTGAAGTTGCTGTTGCCCATGTTGAATAAGTGTTAGAACCATCACCGCCATTTGCGCCAGTATTAGGCCCATCAGATGCAGTACCACCTACGCCGCCAGCGCCACCACCACCACCGCCGCCAGCATTACCGCCGTTAGAATTTCCACCTGCAAAACCTTGTCCTGATGTTCCAGCGCCACCTGATGTACTTCCTGAACTAAACGAACCGCCGCCGCCTGAACCACCCGAGCCAGGAGAACCATTACCGCTACCTGCGCCGCCAGCGCCACCACCAGTTGCAGTATTAGAACTAAATACGCTATTACTTCCAGGATTTCCTCTGAAATAAGCAGTAGTTCTAGAAGCGCCGCCCGCACCAACAGTTACGGTGTAAGCAACACCTGCTGTAATTGCAGTTGATGATGTGTATAACAAACCACCTGCACCACCACCGCCTGAACTGTTATATGTTCCACCACTTGCTCCACCCGCAACAACAACACTTTCAACTGTTGGAGTTACAAAAGTAAATGTTAATGATCCAGATGCGCTAGATGCGCTAGATGTACCATTAGCATTTGTAGCAGTAACTGTATATGTATATGTACCGCCAACTGTTTCTGTAACAGAAATTGGACTGGAAGCGCCAGTATTACTAGCTCCGCTAGTAGATGTTACTGTGTATCCAGTAATTGCTGAACCGCCTGTTGCATTTGTAGTAAATGTAACTGATGCAGCAGATCCTGATTTTGTAGCAGTTCCAATTGTTGGTGCCTGCGGTACAGTTGTTGCTGTAATTGAACTTGATGCAGTACCTGCAGAAGATGTTCCTGATGCATTAGTTGCAGTACCTGCAAAAGTATAAGATGTATTTGATTGCAATCCAGTTATTGTAAGTGGAGAGGATGCTCCTGTTGCTGTATAAGAACCTGGAGTAGAAGTAATTGTATATCCTGTTACTGTTCCGCCGCCTGTTGCGGCGGCAGTAAAGTTAATTGTTGCAGATCCATTATTAAATGCCCTACTTGTTCCTACATTTGAGGCGGAAGTAATAGTAGGTCCATCTGGTACATCACTAATAGGGGTAGCATTATTTAATACCCCTAATTGGCTAATGTACTTATTATTGGCCATTTTACTTAGTAATAGCTAATATTTCTTCTTCAGTTAAACCAAGTGCTAGTAATTTAGCTTTTGCTGCTTCTTTTGCAGCCGCCGCAGATTCTTCTGCAGCAATTCTTGCTGCTTTTTCTTCTGCAAATATTACTGCATCTGCAGCACGTTGTGCAATTTCTTCAGATGTTAATGGAATTTCAGCTGTTACTCCAGTTGAACAATCATGAACTATTTTAGTTAGTACTTCTGACATTTTATTTCTCCTTTGTTTGTATTATTATTTAAATTTATATAATAACTCATACTGCATACCTCACAATTACGATACCTGAACCACCTGTGGAGCCTGCATAAGTTGCACCTGATAGATTGGTACCGCCGCCACCATTACCTGTGTTAGCAGCACCCGCTCTAATTGTTCCATCTGTTCCACCTACACCACCTGCAGCATAGGTTACTGAACTTCCGCTAATTGAGTTTGCCGTTCCAACACCAGCAGTAGTTGTAGTTGTAGTTCCTCCAGAACCGCCACCACCGCCGCCAGAGTTTTTAGAAGCTCCATTTGCTGGACCACCTGCGTACCCTTGAACAGGAGAAGTTACAGGGCTTGCCGCACCGCCTTGACCGTTTCCATTAGCACTACCGCCAGCACCTCCACCAGAACCTCCAGCAAGACCATTATAGGAAGCACCACCGTCATTTCCCAAACTACCGCCACCGCCACCTGATGACAGCATGGTATTAAAAGAAGAGTCACTACCGTTAGTTCCACTATAACTAGCAACGCCATTTGTTCCACCAGCGCCTATTACCACTGAATAATTAGAAGACGTTAATGCAACCGCAGAGGCTGTGCGATATCCGCCAGCACCTCCACCGCCACCAGTCATTGTTCCACCACCATTTAAGCGATTTCCACCACCTCCACCACCTGCAACTACAAGGTAATCACAAGTAATTGCTTTCTGTGGAGTAAATGTTCCTGATGAAACGAAGGTGTGGTACCAGTAAGTACCATCAGTCATAATGGTATCGCCAC